GGAATTATGGTATCGCCTGCGGCGATGTATTTTTACATAGCACAATGCGGCACGGCATTTTCAGCCGCACCGCACAGAGCACTATTTATCACAGTTACAATTACTTCCCCATGACGCCATTGAAAGCCTGATATAATATCCCTGCGCTTCTCCGCAAACAGGACACCTCTCAGGGGCTTGTGTGCCCTCCACGATATAACCGCAGTTCAAGCATACCCACGTTTCAGACTGGGAGGAAGAGAACAGCTTTCCCTCTTTCATAAGCTTGCCAAATGCCGCAAAACGCTTGCCGTGAACATTCTCTATCTTGGCGATATTCGTAAAGTCCTGAGCTATCTTTCCATAGCCCTCCTGCCTTGCAATATCCGCAAATGCAGGATAAACGTCGTCTGATTCCTGACGCTCGTTGTGGTCCGCCATACCAAGCAAGGTACACATATCCTCCGAAATATCCACAGGATAACCGCCGTCAACAAACACGCTCTCCCCTGACAGCTCTTTGAGATGCTCGTAGAATATCTTTGCGTGAACTTTCTCCTGATCGGCTGTGAATTTGAATAGGTCGGCAAGCACATAAAGCTTCTGCTGTCTTGCCTTTTCCTCCGCCATTGTGTAGCGGTTTCGTGCCTGACTTTCCCCTGCAAAGGCTCTCATAAGGTTATCTTTTGTCTTTGAATTTCTGAAATCTGACATTTTTTTATCCTCCTACTTTATACAGTCAGTGTTCCTGACTTGCTTTCCACAAGAATGAGTATCTGCTCCTCCTCAGCGGTCTGTGCATTTATATATACAAGCACGTTCCTGCCGTTTTCCGCCCTGCACCTGAACTCATAACACAGCTTCTCCTCCAAACCGTCGGTAGGGATAAGTGCAAGCCTGCCGGATACTATTTCAAGGCGTGGGGACACGCTCTCTTTCGCTCGGCTTTGGGATATATCCGCTTCGGGAATATCTCTGTCATAATGGTTCACCAAAAAGCCCTTTGCGTCAAAGCCTAATATCTCACCGTCGTCCATTGCTACTGATACCTTTATAAGGTCGGTGTAACAGCACACGTCAAGGTCGTTGTAGGCGAAATTCACTGTGAGAACGTTGTCGATATTCTCATAGTAGGTGGTTTTCATGGACAGTATGCCGAGGTCATCGAGAAAATCCTCTGCTGCCTTTACTCCCTGCTCGTTTGTAAGCTCTGTGCTTTCGCTGATACGGCTTTTGAGGAAATATGAGATATATCCACCCTGCTTTGTCACCTCGCAAGCCACCGTCTTATCCTCGTTTGAAAATCTCCAGCATGGCATTTTGCCCTCTACCTCTGAGATATCTGTGAACACTGTGGAGTTCATGTTAAGCCCCAGGGAACAGCGTTCAAGGGCTTTGGTCTGTGAAACGTTCTCTGCCTCAGATGTCATGCGTGGGGTACGCTCCATGATATTGTCTGAGAATGGGCCGTCATAAATAAGGCTTGGATAGCTTTCAAAGCTTCCCTCAAAGTCTGAGAAGCCCTCTGTCACTGTGGGCGGATCGCTCTGCTGTGAGCCTGTTTGGGTGAGTGCTATCTCACCGCTGTTCACTGAGCTTTCAAGCTCCCACATATCCTCGGAAAGTTCTTTGGAAAAGTCATAGAGCGAGGATATGTTCTCATACTCCTCGTCTGTTATCTCCTCGCCGTTCATGAGCCTCTCGCTCACTGCCATGGAGTAGTTTCCTACCTGTGAGAGAAATTTGTAGGTGTTTTCAAGCTGCAGCTCTTCTATGGGAAGCTGTGACAGAGCCGCCTTTGCCGAGGACGCTTCTCTGTAAAGCTTCACCGCAAGTGACTGGTGCATTTTCCCTGAGCCTGCATAAAGTTCCTTTTCAAGAGTGTCGCTCACGTTCTCTACTGCGTCGCACAGGTCGCCCATGGCTCTTGAATAGGTGTAGCTCACACTACGCAACGCCCTTTTTTCGCTGCTCATAAGTTGTATATTTCTCACCGCAAGCACACCCACGACAGCCACTGTGAAAGACACTATCCTAACTGCGTTTCGCTTTGATATATCCATTTTTTATGCTCTCCTTTTCTTTTTTCTCCATTATTATGCCAGCTAAAATGCTGATTATTCTCATTAACTGTGCCTTGCAGTGCCATTTAAGGCATATCATGATACACAAAATTTCTTTCCTAATCTTGTGTATCATGAACATCTTTACTTACTTATTATTACATAAATCTCAAAATAAGTGTAATGATTTAACTTTAAAATTACTGAATTGTATTTATTTGTATAAATGCGAATTTGACAACGTGCTGAAAAAGGGCTATAATAAAGGGTGTGTAAAAATTATCGTGTAAAATGGCAGGAAAAATGTTAACTCTGCCTACAATTCTACGGGAGGAAATTATGAAATTTATTCCAAAGCTGACTGGTGTGGTTTTGTCAGCGGCAATAATGGCTCAGTCTGTTCCATTCGTGTATGCGGCAGAGAAAAGCATTGCGTCAAGTGAGCTTTCAAATGATATCCAGATATCAAAGCCTGAATATGCTACAGGCAATATGGAGGCTGATGGTCTTTTAGAGCCTGTCACTGAGGACGACCCTGAGTATCATAAATATCTTGAAAACAACGATCCATACGGCATTATGACAATGTCTGCTCTGTGGGGGGCTGACAGCCTTACTCATCAAAACAGATTCAGCGGTGTTTCAAAGGTCTATGGCATTGACGTTTCCTATTATCAGGGCAACATAGATTGGAAAAAGGTCAAAAACAGCGGTGTGGAATTTGTTATCATAAGAGTAGGCTACCGTGGCTATGGCAGTGCAGGGACGCTTGTGGAAGACCCTAAGTTCAAGACCTATCTTGACGGAGCTACCAAGGCAGGGCTTAAAGTTGGCGTATACTTCTACACGCAGGCGATAACCACAGCCGAGGCTAAGGCAGAGGCTAAGTTCGTTCTTGACAGGATAAAGGGATATTCTCTGCAAATGCCTGTTTATTACGATATCGAGTCTGTTGACTATGACACTGGCAGACTTGACAGTGCAGGGCTTTCCAAGGCTCAAAAGACCGCTCTTTGCACAGCTTTTTGCGACACTATCATAAAGTCTGGCTACAGCGCAGGTGTTTATGCAAACTACACATGGCTAAACTACTACATTGACGGAGCAGGGCTTGGCAAGAAATATCCTATATGGCTGGCTCACTACACAAGCAACACCAATTATGACCAACGCATGGATATGTGGCAATATTCAGGAAGCGGTACTGTTTCAGGCATTTCAGCCTACACTGACGTGAACGTATGGTATTCGGGCAAGCTTCCACTTTATGTGTCCGACCTTATCTCAGTGACAAACACCTCCACCTCCAACACATTTGCCTGGAACGGCGCTCCTGACGCAACAGGATATGAGGTATATCAGGGAACAAGCCCTAGCGACCCTAAAAAGAAAAAAATAGGGGATACAGAGAATACATATTTTACAAACTCCAACAAGTCCACAGGCACTATGTACAAATACATGGTGAGAGCCTACAGTGACGCTTCTGGCAAGCGTGTTTACGGCGATTACTCTGATGTTTTCACCACCTGCACTCTTCCTGCGAACATCTCAAAGATATCCGCTTCTGCAAGGGGAACTTCTGTTACCATTAGCTGGGACAAAGTTTCAAAGGCGACCGACTACATCGTGGAGCATTATGTGAACGGTGCATGGAAGCAGGTCGGCACAACTTCAAGCCTTTCATACAAGGTGAATGGTATCACACAGAACGGCGTTAATAAGTTCAGGGTAAAGGCGAGAAGAAATTACAGTGGCGTATACTACAATGGTGGCTACACATATGTAAACGCTGAGGTCACTGACATACCAAGTACAGTAACAGGCATAAGAAGCACTTCAAACACTTCTACATCAAACACCATAACATGGAACGCTTCCAAAAAAGCGGAAGGCTATGAGATCTATCAGTGGATAGGTACTAACGACAGCTACAAGCTCATAGGCACGACCACGTCCACAAAGTTCACAAACTCAAAGAAAAGCTCAGGCACGATGTACAGATACAAGGTAAGGGCATTCAACACTGTTGACGGACAGCGTATCGAGGGTGCATATTCCTCTGAGCTTACCACCTGCACTCTTCCTGCAAACGTATCATTCTCCCTTTGCTCCACTGACGTTGATTCCATAACACTCAACTGGAACAAGGTATCAAAGGCTACAGGCTATCAGGTAGAGATGTACACAAACGGAACATGGAAAACTCTCTCCACCATTTCGGGAACGAGCTACACTGCAAGCGATCTTTCACAGAAAACAGCTTATCGTTTCAGAGTGAGAGCCATAAGAAATTATAACTACATAAACTACTACGGTGACTACACTGAAAAGGACATCACCATTCGTCCTGCAAACACACCAGAGGGGCTTTCCTCATCAGTGAACACATCAAGTTCCAACACTATCACATGGGAAAGCGTGAATGGAGTATCTGGCTACAGCGTTTATCAGTGGGTAGGAACGTCAGACAGCTACAAAAAGCTTGGGGACACTGCTTATCCATACTACACCAACTCGGGCAAGTCATCAGGCACTATGTACACATACAGAGTAAAGGCATATTATGTAAGCGACAATGTTATGCAATACAGCAAACCTGCACAGGTGGTCACCTGCACGCTCCCTGCAAACGTCACTGTCAAAACGGCAAAGCGTTCGGGAAGCAACATCTCACTTGCATGGAACAAGGTATCAAAAGCCACAGGATATGAGATATATGTGAAGTCAGGAAGCAGTTGGAAGAAGCTCACCACAACATCAGGCAAAAGCTACACTGCAAAAAATCTGTCAGGCACTAAAACATTCAGAATAAGGGCATACAGAAAATACAATGGTGTGAACTATTATGGTGCTTATACTGAAAAGACGGTAAAATAAAACAAAGGCTATGTGTGAAAAAAACACATAGCCTTTTGTTATTTATGGATATAATGCAACTGTAGGGGCTGGCGCCCTCGACAGCCCGTCCCCTCGACGTTTCGTCTGCAATCTCATTTGTATTATCCGCACAATGTTGCTCTACACAAATTCTGGATAATCCAAACCATATCGCCCCGAGTGGGACGTCGTATTTCTGCAAAGCAGAAATTGCGCCGCTCCCCTACATAGTTTGTGCGTTAAATTATAGCACCTTGCTTCCGTTTGCTGTAAGCTTGAACTTTGCTCCCAGAACACCTGCCGCACCTCTGCACATGAGCATACGCTGTAAGAAAATATCAAAATAGTCATACATGGTGCAGATACTTTCGTCTATCTGCAAATTAAGGGATATGACCTTTTTATCAGCATTTATCTTTAGGCTCGCTTCTGTTACCGCATAGTTCACCCTGTCATGGATATCAAAAGAGGACTTATCCTTATTTGACACACGATTTCTTCGCACGTCTGTTTTATCACCTATTATCACTGCGGCTGACACCGGGTCTGTTGCGCCCCCTGTTGATTCGTCATGGCTTCCAATGCAGGAAACTATCGTCACCCTATCTTCCAATGGCATATCAGTGTCTTTGAGAATATCGTTTGCAAGTATTGCACCATACTCTGCATGGTGTGTACGATTGACAGCGTTGCCGATATCGTGCATATACCCTGCTATCTTTGCAAGCTCTATGGTATGCTCATCATAGCCGAACTCTTTAAGTATTGCGGCGGCTCTGTCTGCCACAAGAGTGGTATGCACCTCTGAATGGTCTGTAAAGCCCAGAAATGTAAGATTTATCCCTGCCCTTTTTATAAATGCTTTTATTTCCTTGTTTTTTCTTATCTCTTTGTATGTCATTGATTTCTCCTGTTGGTTTATGATTATATTTATCTACGCAAGGCTTTTTACGTCCACATAATGTATTGTAGGGGCGAACAGTGTTCGCCCACATTTGCTCGCCTGCATGAATTTGCGATTATACAAACCATGTCGCTCTCCGAACGGGACGTCGTATTTCTGCAAAGCAGAAATTGCGCCGCTCCCCTACAGTCACTCGCCGTGACGGGCATTTTACGCCATACATTGCAGCATGAGATACACTTGCACCGATCTTTAAAATGTGTAATTATAACCTGCAATTATCATATCACTATCCAAGCTTATATACAATACATTCCGCATTTATTTTACAATATTTTGACACTATACAGGCACAAAATAGCCGTCGATATGCTCTTTGTCAAGCCCCTCGCCAATGACGATAAACACCGCCTGACCTCGCTCTATAGGCTTAACAGTGATGTTCTTGTGGGTGGCATTAAGCTCAAGCCACTTGCCCTCAGCGTTTTGCATAAAGCCTTTTACACGGAATATCTTTCCACACTTGCTGTCGCTCATAAGCCTGCTTACAGCATCTTCCATAGCATTGTCAGGAAGCTTCATATTCATAAAATACAAAGAGGTATAAGCTTTATCTTGGTCGAACCACAGCTTTTCGTGGGAATCAGGCTCATAGCCGCTGTTGGCTATCCTTTCCATATCCTCGTCTGTAAGCTCCGACCAATCTTTCATTATTATCTCAGGCTTAGTCATTCTGTGGCAATGGAACTTTTTCTGCACGGCTTCAAGGTGTTTTAGAGTATCCTCAAGCTCCTGCTTTGTGGCTTCCTGACATTTGCTCATGAGAACTATGCCTGCTTCCGAAAGCTGAGAAGCAAGAAGATAATCAGAAGCTTCCGACAAGTTGGTATCAAGGCAGGCATCTGCAATAGTTATAACGCTTCCTATCTCATACCAATTATCAAGAGGTTCTTCTCTAAGCACGTCAAAGAACTCGTCAGCTTCATAGATGCCTGACGGCTCCACAATGACCCTGTCAAGGCCACGCATACCCATAGCAATAAGCTTAGTCTTAAAGCGCCGTCTGTGGCAATCCTTATCAGCCGCCGAGACCATTTCAAGGTCGCAATTCTCGTCCAAAAGCTCCTGCAAAAGAAGCATATCCACATTCACTGCACCGAAATCATTCTCCAACACGCCAATTTTACAGCCTTTATCCAAAAGATAACGGGCATATTTTTTTATAAAAGTGGTCTTCCCTGCTCCAAGAAACCCCGTCACAAGGTCTACCTTGGTTTTCTTTTTCTCTGTTTTCATAGTTAATGCCTCCTAATGGTCATATTATACCACATTGACAGTACTTTGGCAATGACAGAAATAAAAAAACACGCCTTACAAATTGTAAGACGTGCTATGCCAGTCACTACAAGTGACCTGGTGCGCCAGAAGGGACTCGAACCCCCGACCTACTGGTTCGTAGTTAAAATTCTAACATTTCACAGCATTGCATAACGTGACGTAAAGCTCGATTTTAAGCCGTTTGCAGTGTATTGTAATTTTATAACATTTCATATCATTTCGCCAAAGTTCAACAAATTATTGAACTATTGCTGAACTATTTGCTGTACAAAAGATCACACAGTTACATTTTTTACATCACGCTGAACCTCATTATTTTGCAACTATCATTTATTTGGTTTTTGGCATTAGTGCCCTCGTGTTTGCCTGCCAACGTCAAACGGCTTATGCTCAATTCTAACCTTGTTGTCGAGCGTGTAACATATTTCCACCACAAAACGCACAGAACGCCATACAGCACACGCTAGGGGCATTGTAGAACGTTTTAACAGTCGTGCATACAAAATAATAGCAGGCTTTGCACCCTATCGACAGTTTATCGACAGTTCAAAGGTGTAACGCCTGCTTGATTTATTCTCTTGATAATTGTTCTTCCCAATTATCGGGAAAGCCAATGCAGTTTATATCAATATAGTTGCTATATTCTTCTATAAGTGCGGCAAGCTCTGTAACAACGCCGTTCCAGCTTTCAGGTGACGGGTACAACACTTTCATAATGTATAAATATGGGTAAAGATAAATAAAATTGCGTCCACGAGCGTACGCCTTGTATTCTTCCTCGTAAGGCAAAGACGGAAACCATTTAAACCTTGAATAATAAATTCTTCCAAAGTGAGCACATTTATTTCTAAGTGTGGTAAGACACCGCAGACAGCTTTCAAGCTGAGAATATGTACATTCTGTTTGTGTTATGTACGAAATAGACCTTGCTATAACTTTTTTATCTGCTGTTTTCATTTGCGAGTAAAACTGTGATGTATTGCCCAAAGTAAATAATTCAACAGCTACCCACAACGGAAATTTGCCGTCATAATTGTCTATATGATGTTTCACGAAAGGTAATTCTTTGTTGCGTTTTACCTCAGTGTTGAAATTATCAATAAGCTTTTTATGTTTTTCTATCATTTTATCGGCAACGTTGGAATGATCTAAATAACCTAAAGCACCATATTTGTTTGAATGATAGTAAGCTATCTGTGTTTTTACAAAAACCTCTATCTTTTGAATTATCCCATAAAGAAACGCACTTAGCTTTCTGTCAAATTCATATATCTTATAAACTTGCAAAAGCGTTGTGCCCTGCTTATAATTTCCGTCATTATCTCTAAACGGCAAAAAGTAAGCTGATAATTTATAATAATTGATTTTGTTAAGTATCATTATGGCTTGCTCATAGTCGGTTATTTCACAGCCGTGCTCTATAAGCTTATTTACCTGTCTGCAAAATAACTCAGGCTCTTTTGTATTCATACCATAATCACCACCTAAAAAAAAGCCCTCACTGGGACACATTGTTAAGAGGTGCGTGAGGTTCTGTTACTGTTATTATACTCAAAATTGAGTAAAAATGCCATTCGCAATATGCACAAACTTTGCTTTTCTTTTTGTTCAATATTATGCAGTATCATTTAATGAGCATTAGTAATGTGGAGTATAATAACGCCTGCTGTTTTGTTATTCGGTTTTATCTCTGCTCATAGTTTCGTGGATAGCCCTATTGATAAAGCCGTTGAGACTTTCACCTTTACTCTGGGCGTGGTCTTTTATCTTGTCCTTTTCGCCCTTTTTGACCTGCAATGCTATTCTATCATAAGCCTTTGCATTGTATTTATTTTTGGCTATGGTAGCAGGCTTTGTCATATATATCACCCTCTTTCGTTTTATTATAGCACAATGGCAATAGGTGAGCAAGTATATAAAATAGATAAATTCAGATATACAAATTTGTTTATAATGCCGCTTGATATAGGTGTGTACCTATGCTATAATGTAATTACGATAAGAAATTAATAACCTAAAACAAAATCGGAGGTAAAAAATCATGGAACTTAATAAGAAACAGCTGGAGCTTGTAGAAAACATCTTCAAAAACTATAACCATTGTGAATTAGGTCAAGCTTTGGAGCAGTACGAAAGTGATTACATAATGGAGATGAATGAGGACACAAAGAGATTTTTTGACAAGTTGAAGTCTGAGTATAATGCAAAGCTTGCGTTTGAATTTGATACGATTTGCGGCAATTCGCAGGGAGCAAGCTATCATGACGGCTTTATCAAAGGCTTTATTTATGCAATGGCTTTGGCAGACAAAATGTAAATATCCAGCCGTGAATATTATTGGAGAGTGAGCGTTAAAGGCTTGCTCTCTTTTATTTTTCCCAAACGTTATACTCAGCACAAAGCTGTTCAAAGCGTGTCATTGCTTGATACTCTGCGTTGTCCTCTGCAAGCTGTTCTATCTCGCAGTCATATATTATAGCCTGCCGCTGTCCGTAACTGAGATACGAGCCACGCTTTATTATCTCTGAGATACGCTGTTGAGCTTTGAAGTAAGCCCTTGTGTTGGTGCGGCTGTCAAAATGCAGGCGGCTTTCAATGTTCTGCTCTTCCCACAGTATTCTCAGTTCAGCCATACAACGGAGCTTTCTTAAAGCCTTTGCCTTGCGTTGTCTTATACACTCACCGCTCACGCCCTCACGCTTTGCTATCTGCTCTTGTGGCATATCCTCAAAGTAATAAAGCACTATCACATCACGCAGGGGCTTGTCTAAGCGGTCAAGAGCCTTGTGCAATACCTCTCTTGTGTGTTCGTCTGCAATGGTCTGTAAAGCCTGTTCAAAGCCCTCTTGTGAGTTGCTGTCGGGGATAATATCAGCTAAACACAGCTCTTTGCTGTCGCCTGTATCAAGGGGCTTATCAAGGCTTGTGCAGTTGTCAAGAGGCTTGTTATTCTCTCGGTCAGCGTTGCGTATGCCCAACAGCTCCGCACCTGCATTGCGTATGTGATATTCAAGATAGCTTGTGAAAGCATAGCCCTTTTCGGGGCTGTACGCTTCAATAGCCTTTATAAAAGCAGGATAGCACTCTTGCCGAAAGTCTGCAAGCTCAGCCCCACAAGACTTGAAACGCTCCTCATAGCTGCTGTAATATTGCCCTGCAAGCTTGAACATCAAGTGCTTTACCCTGTCCCACAAAGCAGGCTTTAGATCGTCCGCACCGCCTTGCTTGATGGCGACCGCTAATTCTTCATTAGTCATTGCAACACCTCTCTATGCTTGTATATATCTGACAATAATTTGCAATACCCCTCTATACGATTTTATGAGCCGTAAAAAATGACCTCTGCCCACTCGGTACTCCTTACGGAAAGAGGGCTTGAAAGTGAGGGGGAGGGGCAAAATTCGACCCACCCCCTAAATTTTCAAAATGGCGGCATATCATGTGGCTCAGAAGCGTCAAAGCCGTCTTTGAAACAGCTGTAAACCCTCGTACATTCCATGTTGTTGCAGCCAATGCGTTTGCTTGCCTGGCTGAAGAGCACCTTAATACTGTTCATCAGCTTGCCTGTAAGGCGGTTTTTAACAACGGCGATCTTGCTTTGATATACATCTTTGTCGCTGTCCATGTTTTTGCCATAAGTCAAGACAAGGTCAACTCGGTTTGTAATGTCACCCGAACCGCTGACACTGTCGGCGTTAAGTTCTGTGCCGTCAGCTGATTTTCTCGGGTGAGCAATAAGTAACACAGCCACATTGTACTTTACTGCTATACGCTTGACTGCATTCACAAAGTCGGATTGCGCCCTATACAAGTCATGAGATAAATCAACGTCTAGTGCTGTCATTAGGTTGTCGATCAGCACCAATTTAACATTAAAGCGGCATACGGCCTGTTCTATAGTGCCAAGCAAGGAAATTATATCAGTTCTCGCGGCTTTATCTCCCTCAACGCTCAATTCAGCGGTCACAGCAGTGTTGTCGAAAATATATGCCCTATCATCATACCACAAGTTTACCTTATCGACCACGTTGTCTGAGAGGTCATAAGTGTAATCTCCATAAATATTGATAGCCTCATCAATATGCTCTCTGCCTGCGATTTGCAGGTCGAGCCAGCGCTTGAAGTGATAGTCTGGTAGCTCTCCAGAATAGATAAAGACAGAATAAGGGTCGCCGTCAGGGTCTTTCTGATCTAACGCATTTGCGATCATTTGCGACGCCAATGTTGATTTGCCGTCGCCACGTTTGCCTGTGATGACAGTGACTTGCCCCATATAAAGGCCGCCAATTATCTTATCCAAGCCATAAATACCTGTTGCAATATGTTCAAGACGTTCCAGATTAACTGATTTAACGTCAGACAGCTTCTTGACAGCCTTGAGCGGTATTTCGGTGGCATTATTTATGCAGTCATGTATTGCAGTTGCGCCATACTTGCAATAAATAGCATTTGCGTCCTTTTCTCCAAGGTAATCTTCGGAACGTACCACTTTGATTTTTTTAGCGGGAAAAGAAGCGGTGATCTGATCGACCAAAGTAACGTGTCCGTTTTCATGATCGCCAAAGACTATGATCTCATCAAAGCCATTTACAAAATCGTAGCAGTGCTGTACCCATGTTCTGCCGCCTTGTCCTGTGGGAACGGACACTGTATTTTCTATCTGACAATCTGCAACAGATAAGCTGTCAATTTGCCCCTCGGTGATGATAAGCCGCCCATGATTTTTCGTGCATTGAGCTATGCCGAAAAGTATCGGCTTTGTATCTTTTTCAAACCATTCCTTGCAAGTGTCCTTGTCTGGTGAATAATCTGTCTTGCGGTATTTGACACAAGTCAAAACGCCATGCTCATCAAAGAATGGAAAGACCAAAACATTATTACGATCTTTTCGTGTAGTGACCTTATACTTGCGTGTGGTCGCTTCGGATATGCCCCTCGACTTCATATAGGCAACCGCATTGTCACGCACCTCAATAGCTGTCTGAGGGAGTTTGCGATATCGTTTTGGCCTATCGTCCTCAAACTCGAGCTTATAGCCAAAATCTCTAGCAAGTTGCACAAAATGTCCGCTTTTGTCACAGCTGGATCTAAAGCACTTAAAAGCACCTGAATTGAGGTTGATTGAGAATGTATCTTTATCATGGCCGTCACCGCCGCAATAAGGGCAAAACTTAAAGAATAGTTCGTCACCCTTGCGGTGAGTTTCTGCGCCTATTGAGTTGGCAAAGCCATAGATATCATTTGTTTGCAGTTTGTAGCTCATAAATTCTCCTTTAAAAATTGGTGTATCCTTGTCTGTCCGTGCGCACAACGTTTACTTGTGTCGCTGCGGGAGCAGCTAATTTGTTCTCATTGTTAATCTTGTCTATGTTATTGTTTATGTCCCTCACTTGTCCGTCAGTGGTTCTGCAGTGGTTCACTGCTGGTTCTTCGCTGGTTCCTTTGCCATTTGTAGGGGCTTGAAATTTGGCGTAGTTGCGTACAATAATGGTGGTTTGCTGGTGGTTCACGATTGTGTCAATCATTTGGTCTGATTGCAGCGCTTTAAGAAATAAACTCACCTTATGTCTGCTCCAGTGCCACTTGTCAGCAAGCTTGTGTTGAGAGGTAACAAAACTGCCTCGTTTTACTAAGAGCGGCTTGCCGTCAAACATGATTTTTCTATCTTCGTGATTGGCTGAAAGTAACAAATCTATCCATGCTTGACCCCGTGAAAACTGTTCGCCATTATCCCAGACCCAATTGTCAACAATGCTCCTGGACAAGCTTATCCAGCCCTTTTCCTTGCCCAAGTCTTATGCCCCCTGCCCATTAAGAAACGCAAACAAGCTGTCAAGGTTTATGAGGGTCTTGACACCGACCTGAACGCAAACCACCTTGTGTTCACGCACCAATGAGCGCAGATAACGTTCTGAAAGCTGTAGATCGGGGAACTCTTTCTTCACCTGCGGAATTGTTCTCATTCTGGGAACAGGTCTTGTAATATCTATGTTTTTCAAAATAAACTCCAATTCTCCACGCATAGGTCTTGCTTTTCCACTCCATTGCGTGGTATAATAGGAGCGGAAACGTGTGTGTTTTCATATGCAGGAATTAAAGCCTGCTTCGCCGTTCGGGTGCTGGTATCACTCGGACGGCTTTTCTTTTTGGGCTGAAAGCTGTTTGATAATAGTCTTGAGCTTCTTGACCTCACTATCATTGAACGGCTTACGAAGTCTGCGGCTGAAATTGCCGTCATTCACTCCCCACAGCTCAGCAACTTGCCAGCACTTTAAGCCTGCCGACACTATGAGCTGTTTTGCCTCTGCTCCTGTCATTTCGTTTCACCTCGTTTCGTTGTTGCTGATTTAAGTATATAACCATATTTTAGTAAAGTCAATATAAATTTTCTTTTATTAGAATTGCTTTTGCAATACAATAAGCCTTGAAACAAAAGTCAAGATATCTTTACCATACAATGTGTATTGTATCATAGAACTGTTATTGACAAGATATCTTGAACGTGGTATAATAAAAGCAACAACAATAAAAGAGAGGTCAGCATTTTATGAATGATTATCAACTCAACGTCAAGGATATGGGTAATAAAATAAAGCTCGCACGAGCTAAAGCAGGCTTAACACAACAGCAACTTGCAGATAAAGCAGAAACGACAAAAACGACAATTGTCGATATAGAAAAAGGTGAAAAACAAAACGGTGGAAACATTGCATTAATAGCAGGGGTAGCAAGGGCATTAAATCTTTCTCTTGATGAAATATGTGGTATAAATGCACGTCCAGCGGAAAGCAATGAACAAGATATCAAAAACAAAATTTTAAATGCAATTAAGACGTTGTTAGACCTTGATAAATCACAAATTAGACTATCAAAGCGAAATGCCTCTTTTGATGATGATATAGTTAACTTGAACATCACGATAAGCGACACAGGTCTTGCTTATTTTGCACAGGAATATAACAATGCACTCTCAACGATTGAGGTAAATCGAAGCACAGAATATTACGAAGATATCAAAACCACTATAATGAACGCTTTTGAGTGCCGCTTTATTGATATGAAACTTGACCGCCAAAACTATTATTCTTTTGATAGAGAAAAAGGTTTTTTTGAAATAATCGGAGATAATGACAATGTGACGATAACGCTTGATGATTTTGTTGAAATCATGGCAGACAACGGCGTACCATTTTAATACACTATCAGAAAGGACTTGATACAATGGCATACATTCAGCCGAGAAAGGACAAGGACGGCAATATTATTTCGTATTCCGTGAGAGTATTCAAGGGCTATGCTCCAGACGGCTCACAGCTTAAACCCTATACCGCTTCATTCAAGCCCGACCCCAATAAGACCGACAGACAGAACGAGAAAGCTCTGAATAAGTTTGCCGTTGACTTTGAGGAGAAGTGCAGGAGCGGACTTGTAGCTGACAGCCGTCAGACCTTTGCAGAATACGCTGAGTATGTTATCGGCTTGAAAGAGCGTGCAGGCGCAAAGCATAAGACGATACTGAGCTATCGTTCGTTTATGCCTCTTACTGTGGAGAGTATCGGGCATTTAAAGCTTGCAGAAATACGCCCTCAGCACCTTAATAACTTCTATGAAACGCTTTCTAAAAACGGCATAAGGCGTACACAGGGCAGAGCAACAGCCAAGCGTGATATAAAAGCTATGCTCAAACAGCGTGGCTTGACTATAAAGAAAGCCGCTGAGCTTGCAGGTGTAGGCAATAACACGCTCTCAACAGTATGCAATGGCGGAAATATAGCCGAAAGCAAAGCGCAGACAATAGCAAATCTGCTTGAAATGCCAATGTCAAAGCTTTTCAATATAAAGCGTGATAACACACCGCTGTCAAATAAGACGATACTTGAATATCATCATTTTATCTCCGTTGTATTGGAGCAGGCAGACAAAGAAATGCTCATACCTTTTAACCCTGCACGGAAAGCCACTCCGCCAAAGCAAAAGCCACATACCGCAAATTATTTTCAGATAGAGGACGTTGAGCGCATTCGTGATTGTCTGGAGCTTGAGCCACTGAAATGGCGCACTTTCGTTCATCTTCTGCTTATCTCAGGTGCAAGGCGTGGAGAGATAGCAGGGCTAAAGTGGGACGTGATAGACTGGAGAAACAGCCGTATACATATACAAAACAACTTGCTTTATGCTCCCGATCGTGGCATTTACGAGGAGGCCACCAAAACAGAGGAAAGCGACCGCTTTGTAACATTGCCAGCAGAAACAATGGAGCTTTTGAAAGAGTACCGCAAATGGTATCTTGTTCAGGCAAGCAATTATGGCGACCAATGGCACAACACAAATTATCTTTTCTTCCAAGAGAAAACAGGCAATGCAGGCAAGCCAATGCACCCCGACACAATAAACGGCTATCTTGACAGATTTTCGGAGCGTTACCACTTGCCACACATAAACCCACACGCATTCCGCCACACAATGGCAAGCGTGCTGTATTTCAACAAAGTGGATAGTATCAGCATAAGCAAAAGATTAGGACACAGCAAAGTAAGCACAACAACAGATATTTACAGCCACATCATGAAAGAGGCTGACAAGCAATCGGCTGAGTGCATTGCGAATGTTATTTTAAGACCGAAAACAGACCCATGTGAGAAAAAGCAGAATAAAACAAAAGCAGGCTTTGACCGAAATCAAGCCTGCTGATTTTTTTATTTTTTCAGAATAGTTGAACTATTATTGAATTATTCGGGCAAAATGGGCAACAAAAAACGCACCCTGCAAGCTCGCAAAGTGCGTAAATACGCTGGTGCGCCAGAAGGGACTCGAACCCCCGACCTACTGGTTCGTAGCCAGTCACTCTATCCAGCTGAGCTACTGGCGCATTCAACTCTAATATTATATCATATGCAAGCACCCTTGTCAACAAGTTAATTGAATTTCTCCACTTATTTTACAGAATGTTCACATCGTTTCTTGTAGCTTCACACCTTTATCCACCCTTTAAATGCCATTGTTTTTCACACTTTTTGTCAATCAAGTGTTTGTAATCATTTGTAATACTTTTTCGGCAAACTGCTCTGTTTTTAACCGGAATTTTTGTAGATTATTTATCATTCTATGCCCTTGACTTATATTCTGATTGTGGTATAATAGTAAATGTTCAATATTATGTTGTAATAAAAGAAGTCAACCACAATATATAGTGGTTGAGCAGGATAGAATGAAAGGAAGAGTATAGGTGAAGATAATAAAAAGAAGCGGCGCTGAGAATACGTTCGATAAGGAAAAGATAGAAAATGCCGTTGCGAAAGCTAATATCACTGTGGAGGAAAAGGATAGGCTCTCTGAGGGAGAAATAGGAGAGATAGCACAGAATATAGAGGACAAATGCTCTGAAATGAATAGGGCTATGGACGTTGAAACTATTCAGGACTGGGTGGAAGCCGATATCATGCGCCACGGCAAGTATACAGTGGCAAAGCATTATATCACCTACCGCTATGAGCGTTCTATCGTCAGACAGGCTAATACTACTGACAAGCAGATACTTTCTCTTCTTAACTTCGAGAACGAGGAAGTCAAGCAGGAAAATTCCAATAAGAACCCTACTGTCAATTCAGTTCAGAGGGATTATATGGCAGGTGAAGTGAGCAAGGATATCACAAGAAGATTTTTGCTTCCTGACGATATAGTTGAGGCTCACGAAAAAGGTCTGATACATTTCCACGACGCCGATTATTTCGCTCAGCATATGCACAACTGCTGTCTTGTAAATCTTGAGGATATGCTCCAGAACGGCACTGTTATAAGCGAGGTCATGATAGAAAAGCCACACAGCTTCTCTACAGCCTGCAATATCGCTACACAATCTATCGCTCAGATAGCTTCTTCACAGTATGGCGGACAGAGTATCACACTTTCCCACCTTGCTCCGTTCGTTCAGATATCCCGTGATAAATATCGCCGTGAGGTAAAAAAAGAGTTCGCAGAGCTTAATATCCCTGCCGACGAGGATACTATAAATAAGGTAGCCGAAATGAGAGTAAAGGCTGAGATAGTTCAGGGCGTTCAGATGATACAGTATCAGGTCATCACTCTTATGACAACAAATGGTCAAGCACCTTTCGTTACTGTTTTCATGTACCTTGACGAGGTGCCGGAGGGGCAGACAAGAGATGACCTTGCGGCTATCATAGAGGAAATGCTCAGACAGCGTATCCAAGGCGTAAAGAACGAAAAGGGTGTCTATATAACACCTGCGTTCCCTAAGCTAATATATGTCCTTGAAGAGGACAACATAAGAGAAGGCTCAAAATATTGGGAGCTTACAAAGCTTGCTGCAAAGTGTACCGCAAAGAGAATGGTGCCTGACTATATAAGCGAAAAGAAAATGAAAGAGCTTAAGGTAGACAAGAACGGCAATGGTCAGTGCTACCCTTGCATGGGCTGCAGAAGCTTCCTTACAACATATCTTGACGAAAACGGCAAGCCTAAATATTACGGCAGATTCAATCAGGGCGTTGTTACAATAAACCTTGTGGACGTTGCCTGCTCGTCATATAAGGATACGGATAAGTTCTGGAAGATATTTGATGAAAGACTTGAGCTTTGCAGACGTGCGCTTATGCTCCGTCACGAAAGACTTAAAGGCACTCCGTCAGACGTTGCGCCTATCCTTTGGCAGAACGGTGCATTGGCAAGGCTTAAAAAGGGCGAAACAATCGACAAGCTCCTGTTCGGCGGATATTCCACCATATCACTTGGCTATGCAGGTCTTTGCGAATGCGTAAGATACATGACTGGCAAGTCACACACAGACCCTTCAGCAACGCCTTTTGCACTTGAAGTTATGCAGCACCTTAATGATGCCTGCGCAAAGTGGAGAGCGGAAACAAACATAGATTTCAGCCTTTACGGCACGCCATTGGAGTCCACAACATACAAATTTGCAAGATGTTTGCAGAAGCGTTTCGGTGTTATCGAGGGTGTAACAGACAGAAACTACATCACAAACAGCTATCATATCCATGTTACCGAGAACATCGACGCATTTGACAAGCTCACCTTTGAGTCACAGTTCCAAGCTCTCTCACCAGGAGGAGCTATCAGCTATGTGGAAGTGCCGAATATGCAGAACAACATAGAGGCTGTTCTTGCAGTTATGCAGCATATTTACGACAACATCATGTATGCAGAGCTTAACACAAAGAGCGACTACTGTCAGAAGTGCGGTTTTGACGGTGAGATAAAGATAGTAGAAGATGACGGCAAGCTTGTATGGGAGTGTCCGAACTGCGGCAACAGAGATCAGAACACTCTGAACGTTGCAAGGCGCACCTGCGGCTACATCGGCACGCAGTTCTGGAATCAGGGCAGGACTCAGGAGATAAAGGAGAGAGTTTTGCATTTGTGATTCCCCAAAAATGGAATTGTGGCGATTTAAAACCCAAAATTTTTTTCTAGCGAAATCGCAAAATTTTGAACATTATAGCCGTTAAAACTCAAAAGTTCAAAAATCAAAACTCGTCAAAAAAATGAACATTATAGCAAGGAAAACTCAAAAACTCAAAACTGCAAAATCCGAAAATAATGAACATTATTATTGACATAAAACAGCAAACAGCATATAACTATCGGGGCAATACAAAATCGTATTGCCCTGCGTTGTATGTATGAAAGGAGCGGAAAATGAATTATTGTGAGATAAAGAAAACCGATATTGCCAATGGCTCAGGTGTGAGGGTCACGCTGTTCGTATCAGGTTGCAGACACCACTGCAAAGGCTGTTTTCAGCCTGACACTTGGAACTTTGACTACGGCAAGCCTTTCACAGATACCACCGCAGACGAGATAATTAACGCCCTCTCAAAGGGCTATATAAAAGGGCTTACGCTCCTTGGCGGCGAGCCTATGGAGCCTGAGAACCAGCCTGAGCTTACAAAGCTCCTCCGCCGTGTGAAAACAGAACTTCCCGACAAGGACGTGTGGTGCTACACAGGCTGTACCCTTGAAACTGACCTGCTTGCAGGCTCAAAGTCCCCATACAGAACGCAGTACACAGACGAAATGCTGAGCCTTATCGACTACCTCGTTGACGGCGAATTTGTTCTCGAAAAGAAAAACATCTCACTGAAATTCAGAGGATCTGAAAATCAGAGGATACTTCATAAAGAGGACGGCATTTGGCTGCCTTGCGAAGATATGTAAAACAAAACCGCTCCCCGTGACATCACGAAGAGCGGTTTTTTATACAAATTGTAGGGGGACGGCGTCCTCGACGTCCCATTTATTGACCATGTGTCATGCTCTTGACCTTACTTTTCAGACTTTGTAAAGAATATCGCCTTTATAAGCTGGATAACGAGCATAGAGCCAAAGCTTAGAATGTATATCCACGCAAACTGCATACCTGTCATGTCTGCTATCTTGAAAAGTCCTTTAAGCGGTGGAACAAGCAGAACGGAGTTTAAAAATACCATTCCAAGACCGAACGCCATAAGACCAAACTTGTTGTTGAAAAAGTCCTTTGAGAAGATAACAGGTCCTTTTTTCTTGCAGGAGAATCCGTGGAACAATCTTGCAGAGCAAAGCACTGCGAATGCCATCGTCATACCAAGAGCTGCGCTTGTCTTGTTTCCCATAAGGAAAGCCGAAGCTACTGCTATCGCTATAACTACGCCATACAATGCTATCTCGCCCAGGAAAGGACGTGTGAGTATAGATTCGTTTGCGTTTCTTGGCTTGCGTTTCATGACCTCTTCGGAGTGAGGTTCAAGACCCAAACCGATAGCAGGAAGCGAGTCTGTAAGCAGATTAATAAACAGCAAATGTATTGCCGCAAACGGAACAGGAAGTCCAAGCAGTGAGTTGAAAAGCACCACAAGAATTGCCGCAAAGTTGCCCGAAAGCAGGAAGAGTATAGCCTTTTTAATGTTCTCGTAAATGTTTCTTCCGTTTCTTATGGCCTTGACTATAGTTGCAAAGTTATCGTCTGCAAGCACCATTGAGGCAGCGTCCTTTGAAACCTCAGTTCCTGTGATGCCCATTGCAACGCCCACATCAGCCTGCTTTAACGCAGGTGCGTCGTTCACTCCGTCGCCTGTCATGGAAACTATACAGCCGTTTGCCTGCCAAGCCTTTACGATCCTTATTTTATGCTCAGGTGTAACACGAGCGTAAACAGCCTTGTCCTTTACAAAGTCAACAAGCTCTTCGTCTGAATAAGCGTCAAGCTCGTGACCCTCAACAGCCTTTGAGTTGTCGTCAAGAATACCTATCTCACGGGCAATAGCCGAAGCCGTAACGATATGGTCGCCTGTTATCATGACTGGCTTTATGCCTGCCTTGCGGCATTCCGCAACAGCCGCCTTTGATTCCTCTCTCGGAGGATCCATCATAGCAATAAGACCGACAAACTCCAATCCGTCCTCGTCCTCTGGACATACGGTATCCTTGTCGAATTTTTTCTCTGCAAATGCAAGTATACGCAGACCTTTTTCCGAAAGCTCTGCCACACGCTGGGTTATAACAGCCTTTTCCTCGTCGCTTGAAGTTATCCTGTTTATAAGAACGTCAGCCGCACCCTTTACATATAGCACATTCTCGCCGTCGATAACGTGCAGAGTTGACATAAGCTTTCTGTCTGAATCAAATGGTATCTCAGAAATTCTAGGGAGATCTTCCCTCACCTTGTCAGTGTCGATACCAAGCTTTGTGCCGAAGTTGATAAGCGCCGTTTCAGTCGGGTCGCCTATCTCAACGCCGTCCTTACAGCTTGAATCGTTGCAAAGGATCATGGCTCTTGTCATAGTCTTGACCTTTTCATCATCAAGATCAACAGCGTCAGTGTCGATTATCCTGCCATCTACCATTATTTTTCTGACCGTCATCTTGTTCTGTGTCAGTGTACCGGTCTTGTCAGAGCATATTACAGAAACACTGCCCAAGCCCTCAACAGCCTGAAGCTTTCTTATGATAGCATTTTCCTTTGACATTTTCTGTGTGCCGAAAGAAAGCACAATAGTAACGATAGAGCTGAGAGCCTCAGGAATAGCCGCAACAGCAAGTGCGATAGCGAACATGAACGAATCCATAAGCTTGCCGCCACGAAGCACACTAAGTCCGAACACTACTGCACAGACAATAAGTATAGCAATGGAAAGTTTCTTGCCGAACTCGTCAAGCGTGTTTTGGAGAGGCGTTTTTCTCTCTGATGCGTTCTGAATAAGCGAGGCTATCTTGCCCACCTCAGTGTCCATACCAACCTCAGTGACAAGCATTTTTCCTCTGCCGTATGTGACAAAAGAGCCTGAATAAACCATGTTAGCACGCTCAGCAAGAGGCTTTTCGCCCTCTATATCGCTCATATCCTTGTCGATATTAACGCTCTCGCCTGTGAGCGCAGACTCGTTCACCTGAACAGACGCGCATTCTATCAGCCTGCCGTCTGCACATATCTGGTCGCCTGCTTCGATAAGAAGAATGTCGCCCACTGCGATCTCCTCAGAGGGGATAATGACCTTTTCACCGTTACGAAGCGCCTTAGCCGTCGGTGCAGAAAGCTTTTTAAGGTTCGTCAGTGACTTTTCAGCCTTGACGGTCTGAACTGTACCCAAAATAGCGTTCATTGTGATAACAACGAGAATTACCGCACAGCTCTCAACGTCTTTCATGAAAGCTGAAACTATCGCAGCAATAATGAGTATAAGCACAAGGAAGTCCTTATACTGCTCTAAAAAAATAACGGGAATGGACTTTTTCTTGCCTTCCGTGATAACATTTCGTCCGAACTTTTCGCAGTTTTTCACTGCCTGCTCGGTTGAAAGACCATTTTCACCTGATGAAAACTCAGTGTAAAGCTGGTCAAGTTTTTTTTGATACTGCTTCATAAAATACCACCTTTTTTTATTTTTTCCTGTAAATATTGCCGATATACCCTTCAAAGCCTCCTTTTCTCATAGGCTCAGTAAAATAAACGCATAAAAAATCGGCAAGACGTTTATTGGGTAAACTGCGCCTGTGGCAATTTAATCAATAAAAGTCTCGCCGTTTAGATATGCAGCGGTCCCTCATCGGAACGTATTGACGCAAACATAAACGGATCTCTCCGCCAGCTACTCTCTTTTACTATGAGGTTATTATAACCTATATTTTTGATTTTGTCAATAGTTTTTTATATATTTTATTGTACATTTGCAACGCTTCATATCATCAAAAAAGTGGGTCTTTGAGACCTGACTTTTGTATAAAAAGTCCTTGGACATATGAAAAAATATATGGTATAATAATTATAACAATGAGCAGCGACAGCGTAAGTCCGATTGTATTCGGACTTGTGCTGTTTTTTTATGCGCAAAAAACGGGAGGTAATGAAATATGAGCGAAGAAGCTCTGAAAGAAAACAAGATGGGCGTTATGCCCATGCCGAAACTCATGCTGAGCATGGGTCTGCCTATGATAATTTCAATGATAGTTCAGGCGTTTTACAATATCGTTGACAGCTATTTCGTAAGCAGGATAACAGATGATACAGTTGAGCACATAGGCGAATATGCCGTAAACGCCCTAACCCTTGCATACCCTGTCCAGCTTTTGATAATCGCTGTAGGCGTAGGCACAGGCGTTGGAATAAATGCCTTGCTCTCCAGAAGCCTTGGAGAAAAGAATTTTGAGCGTGCAGGCAAAATAGCAGGCAACGCCATTTTCATAGGTCTTTGCACCTACATCGTGTTCATGCTGTTCGGATTTTTCGGCACTGACGCATTTTTGAAAACACAGACCCATGATAGTCTTGCTCTAAAGCTTGGGGGCGAATATCTAGGCATATGCTGTGTGTTGTCATTCGGTGCAGTAGGTTCAATGATATTTGAAAAGCTTTTGCAGGCAACAGGCAAAACTATCCATTCCACCATTGCTCAGCTTGTAGGCGCAATAGCCAACATCGTCCTTGACCCTGTCCTGATCTTCGGTCTTGGCCCTTTCCCAGAGCTTGGAGTAAAAGGTGCGGCATATGCCACTGTCATCGGTCAGGTACTCACAATGGTCATAGGCGGCGTGCTTCATTTTGTGTGCAACAAAGAGATACCAAGCGGCATGAGGTATTTTATACCCCAGCGCAAAATGATAACAAACATTTATAGAATAGGCATTCCCGCCATAATAATACAGGCTCTTATGTCCGTCATGACCTACGGTCTTAATGTCATACTCAACAGGATAGGTCAATCCGCCGTAACAGCCTATGGTATCTATTATAAAATACAGCAGTTCGTATTCTTTGCATCATTCGGCATGAACAACACTATCATTCCGGTTGTATCATACAACTACGGCAAAGGGGACAAAGCAAGAGTTCGTTCAGGCATAAAATACGGTATGCTCTACACGTTGGGACTCATGCTCCTTGGCATTATAGGCTTGCAGCTTTTTGCTTCTCAGATATGCCATGTATTCTCACTGTCAGCGGATACGGAGATATTCGCCACCTACGCCATAAGGATAATCACTTTAGGCTATCTTTTTGCAGGTGCAAACATAGCCTATCAGGGAATTTTTCAGGCGCTCGACCATGGCATAGCTTCTCTTGTGCTTTCCCTTATCAGACTTTTAGTTATCCCTCTCCCCGCGGCTTATCTTCTCACCCTTACCTCCTCAGCAGGCAAGATAGTATGGGCAGCCGTTCCGTTCGGCGAGCTTGTAGGCACTGTCGCCGCCATTGTGATAATGGGCAGGATAAAACGTGAGATAAAGCTCAAAGACTAAAACACTGCCCTTGATTATTATTCCAAAAGGTGCTATAATAGCATTGGTGATAATAATGAAAAGGAAAATACTTGTAGGTCTGCTTACCGCCGTTATCTTTTTGGCTTGCGCCCTTGTGATAAATATAACCCCAAAGGTGGAGAAAGGTTCAGTTGTGCTGACCTGTGACGGAAGCAAATATGAGCTTCCCGGCACTGAAAAGACACGATACTGCAACGGCAAGAGCGAGAGCCTTTCCGCTGAAGAGAGCTTTGAAGATCTGCTCTCCTCTGTACCGTCATTTAATATAAAGGCAGATGTAGATAAGGACGGCAATGTTACCCTTAAAACCCCTATGTCCGTAGAAGTCACAGGGGACAGGCTCGGTGACGTGCTTTACACTGTCTACAGCTATGACGGAAAGGTGCTTGCCAAGGAGTCCAAAAAGCTAGAGCTTCCAAAAGAGGATATTGACGGCTGTCTTGTGAAAATAAAAATTACATGGGGCAAGAAAGACACAAGCTATCTTGAAGAAGATTACTGGTTTGCCGCAATGTACAATACTGAAAGATAACAAAAAACGTCGGACGAATTTGAAAACGTCCGACGTTTTGTTTTTTAACATATTTGAAATCCGATTATACCCACCATACAAATAACGCTGCCGATAAATCTCAGCTTTGTGATAGGCTCTTTTCTTATGAGCGCTATAACAAACAGCGAACACAGTATCATAGGCTGGATAAATGACGCACTCGCAAGACTCACAGCAATAACAGCGTTCTCCGCAAGCAGACCTGCCACATTCGGAATCTTTGTAAGCACAACCACCCATGCACCCTTTTGATTTTTCTTGAATATCTCCAAAGGCTTTGCCCTTGGCAGAAGTATGATAGCCATAAGTATAAGCGCAAAGAACAGCGCCATGGTCGAGGATATGTAATTCTCCGACGCTCTTACAACTATGCCGTAACCGTATCTTGCCAAAAGATAGAACACCAGAGGAACAACTATCCTGCGGTAATTTGTATTTCCGCTGTCCGTTCTGCCTGATTTTGCGATAAAAACAAGTCCTGCAACAGTAAGTACGATAAAAAGAAACTTGAAAATGCTCGGCTTTTCACCAAGGAAAATATCCGTTGCATAGGACATGAAAAGGGTGATACCAAGCCAAGCCTTAAGCTCAAAGGCTGATATTTCATCAAGGATAATAGCCGAAAGCTTAAATTCAAGGATCTTCGACAAGCACAGCAGACCTATCGCCGCAAAGGATTGCCAGCTAAGCGTAATAGTCCTGTCGAGGAAAGGCAGACAGCAAGCCATGAAAACAGCCGTTGCCGCCGCCATTAAGAATCCAAGCTCATCGCCGTTGAATTTTGCCGTTGAAACAGCGTACTTGTCACTAAGGGAACATATTGTGTAGCATACAACTACAAGTATAAGCAAAAACATTATTTTTTCTTCTTCCTTACTCTATGATTTTCTAAGACCTGTATGCTGTGAAACATACGAAATAATGGGCGACCCAAGGTCGCCCCTACGCAAAGCCGATTTATCAGTTCTTTTTATTTTTCACAAGCCATACTACCGCCAAAATACCAAGTATCACTGAAAACAGCGACGCAACAGCAAGGCATATCCAGCTTGCATACTGACTTTGTATAAATTCGTTCTGCGATTGGCTTCCTATAAGGGTATCTACCCCCGATTGCGAGCCTAACGCTGAGAACAGTATTATAAATGCCATTCTCACATTCATTACGCAGGCTATAACGCTGTAAATATGCACTATACCCTGAAAAAGGCACACTCCGCAGTCGTCCTTTACATAGCTTTTCACTCCAAGCACCGCACATACCACCGACACTGCCGTGTAAATGACAAACGCCGCAAAAAGCACTATCGTTGGCACTTTTGCCCCCTCGGTTTTCACTATCATGCTCATAAGCCCAGCCATACACCCCATGAACACAGCCGCTGCCGCAAGCCCTGCAACAGACCATTTTCTGTATAAAAGTTCTGACTTTTTTATCTGCTCTTTCTTTATCTGCTTAGGCATTTTCTTCCTCCGCCTTCTTGCTTTCAAGCTCCTCTTCGGATATCTTGAAGCGTATCCTGTCTATTTTCTGCTCGTCCTCCATTTTCACTGTCATCTCAAAAGGCGGACAGCTTATAACTTCATTCTGCTCAGGAAGTCTGTCAAGCATATCCATTATCCAGCCACCGAGAGATGTTCTTTCGGTTTCGATAGTATCCTCCGGCAGTCCTATCCTGTCAAGAAAATCCGATACCGAAAGCTCCGCCGACGCTTCGTAAACACCGTCGCTTATTTTCACAAGGGAGGTATCCTCCTCGTCGCTTTCATCATAGATCTCGCCCACAAGCTCCTCTATGATATCCTCAAGGGTACAAATGCCCTCCGTGCCGCCGTATTGGTCTAGCACCACCGCCATATGCACCTTTTTGCGCTGCATCTGCTTCAGGATCTCAGAGATCTTGCGGTTTTCGGTTATGTAAAGTGGCTTGTTCATTATAAGGCTTATGTCTGTCTTGCCCTTGAGATACATTTCAAAAAAGTCAGACTGGTGGATAAGTCCCACAATGTGGTCTAAGTCCTTGTCATACACGGGAAGCCTTGAAAACTTTGTCTGCACAAAGCGTTTTTTTATGCTCTCCATATCCTCATGAAGCTCAACACCCTCGATATTTACTCTCGGCACAAGTATCTCGCTTATGGTTATCTCGTCAAAATCAAGTGCCGAACGCACAAGCTCCGACTCCTGCTCTTCAAGTACGCCCTCGTCCTGAATCTCGTCTATGATATATTTAAGCTCTTCCTCAGTAACAGACGGCTCGCTGTTCTTGTTGCCCACAAGCTTTGAAACGCCGCTTTTTATGCCCATAAAGATAGCCGTTATAGGCGTGATGATGAACATGAATGCGGAAAGCGGAGCCGCCATAAGAATAGAAAACCGCTCAGAATTTTCCTTCGCAAGGCTCTTAGGCAAGATCTCACCAAAAATAAGCACAAGCACCGTCATGACTACAGTAGCCAGACCCACGCTTCCCTTGCCGAACTTCTCCGTAAAAAGCACCGTTGCAATAGAAGATGAAGAAATGTTCACCACGTTGTTTCCAACAAGTATAGCGGTGAGTGCCTTGTCAAAATTATCGCATATGTTCATTGCCTTCTTTGCAGACTTGTTTCCGTCGTCTGCAAGTTTTTTAAGCCTTATCCTGTTGCATGAAGAAAACGCTGTCTCCGTTGCAGAACAAATAGCAGACAGCATAAGAAGCACAGCGATGATAACAACTTTCATAAAATAAAATTATCCTTTCAGGTCAGAATATAAATTTGCTGCCCTAGTTATAAAAATAGCACTAAAGGCAGTCATGAAAACTGACTACATATAGTTATCATAACATATTTTTTAACCAATTGCAACAGTATTGTTGAAAAAACGAAGTAAAAGAGTTATAATATTCTTTGTGTTCATAATATTCATATGCACAAAAGGAGATAACAGAAATGGCAAAGAAAGATAAAGACATTTTCGACAAAATAATGGACTGGAAGATATTCGGCTGGCTCAGACCCTTTTACGTCAAAAACAAGGAAATGCTTTTGTATCTGTTTTTCGGCGTACTCACCACCGCAGTCAGCTTTGTGACCGCAGGCATCTCAAAAGTGCTTTTGGAGCAGGCAGGCATAGGCAAGGGCGGTGTTTCTACCACAAGCACCGTCATATCATGGATATGTGCAGTAACATTCGCATACATAACCAACAGGATATGGGTTTTCGAGTCTGAAGCAGAGGGCAAAAAGGCGATAATCTCCGAAGCGGCTTCATTTTACGGCGGAAGGATATTCACTCTTCTCGTAGAAATGTTCATGATGTGGCTCGGCTACTCACTTCTCAGCTTCAACTATTGGGTAACAAAGATAGTGGCAAACGTTGTTGTGCTGATACTTAACTATGTCATCAGCAAGCTTGTGGTCTTCAGAAAGAAATAAGCATACAAAAAAAGCTGCCGGCAAAAAATGCTGACAGCTTTTTATTTTGCCCCAGTTGCCACGTTGCAACCGACTAATCTCTGTACATAAGCGTGACCGCCATGCCGTTTATCACGCCCACTACAACTCCGCACACAATGAAAAACACCTTGATAGGCAGGTCAAGCAGAAGCGAGATAAGCCCGAACACGATAACGAACGCCATTGCTCCGCCTATCTGCACAAGAAACTTTCTTTTCACAAGCACAGGAAAACGCTCAGCAAGCTTTGCCGTCTTTTCGCCTTTGTGGTCAAACAGCCTGTATAAAAGCTGAGTCAGTGCCATTGGTATTCCGATAAATAAAATTGCTGTTATAAGTTTGTCCATTTTAAATTCCTCCATTTTTCACTTAAATTATAGCTTTTTTGTATCAAAAAAGGCTGCCCAAGACGCAGTTCGTCCGTGGGCAGCCTCATTGCTGCATATAAAATTTCTTTTATCAACAATTAAAGAACTCTTACGCCAACAACGCCCTCGATAGACTTGAAAGCGTCAGCGTCAACGTCGCCTGTAACATCGAGCATTGTGTAAGCCCAGTCTTTCTTAGACTTGTTTACAAGGTTCTCGATATTTGCGCCCTTGTCAGATACAACAGATGTGATCTGTGCGATAAGTGCAGGAACGTTCTTGTGAAGCACGCAAACAAGGTGGTCGCCTGTTTTAGCAAGCTCTGCATTAGGGAAGTTTACAGAATTTTTGATAGTTCCCTTCTCGATATAGTCGATAAGCTCGTGAGCCGCCATTGTTGCACAGTTGTCCTCAGACTCAGGTGTGGAAGCGCCAAGGTGTGGAAGAACGATAACGTTCTCCTCGCCAAGAACAACATCATCTGCAAAGTCTGTTACATACTTTGCAACCTTGCCGTCCTTGATAGCCTTTACAACAGCCGCACTGTTAATAAGCTCGCCTCTTGCAAGGTTGATAAGACGAACGCCGTCCTTCATCATTGCTATCTGAGCTTCGTCGATAGTGTTCTTCGTGTCAGGTGTATAAGGAACGTGGATAGTGATATAGTCGCCGTTCTTGTAAATATCGTTGATATCAGCTGTTACCTTTACAGCAGGATCAAGCTGGATAGCTGCGTTTACTGAAAGGAATGGGTCATAGCCGATAACGTCCATGCCAAGTGCAACGGCTGCGTTTGCGATCTTTCCGCCGATAGCACCAAGACCGATTACGCCAAGAGTCTTGCCTAATATCTCAGGACCTGCAAACTTAGACTTGCCGCCCTCAACTGTCTTTGGAGCGTCAGGAGTGCCCTTAAGTGAAGCAGCCCATGCAGCAGCCTCTGTTATCTTTCTTGAAGAAAGAAGAAGCGCACAAATAGCAAGTTCCTTAACAGCGTTTGAGTTTGCGCCAGGTGTGTTGAATACAACGATTCCCTGCTCTGCGCACTTCTCAACTGGAATGTTGTTTACACCTGCACCTGCTCTTGCAATAGCAAGCAGGCTCTCAGGCATTTCCATATCGTGCATCTTTGCTGAACGTACCATTATAGCGGTAGGATTTTCAGCATTGTCGCTTACTGTGTACTTAGCCTTGTCAAAGATATCAGTACCGCAGGTAGCGATCTTATTTAATGTCTTTATCTCATACATTGTAAATTACCCTCTCTTATAATAAGGTTACGCTTATGCGTTCTCAGCCTCGAACTTCTTCATGAACTCAACGAGCTTTTCAACGCCCTCGATAGGCATTGCGTTGTAGATAGAAGCTCTCATACCGCCAACAGTTCTATGACCCTTGAGGTTTACAAAGCCTGCTGCTGTAGCCTCAGCAACGAACTTCTTGTCAAGCTCAGCGTCGCCTGTTACGAATGGAACGTTCATAAGAGATCTGTCCTCAGGAACAACAGTGCCCTTGAAGAGCTTGCTCTGGTCAAGATAATCATAGAGTATCTTAGCCTTTTTCTCGTTGTGAGCCTTCATAGCCTCAAGACCGCCCATTTTCTTTATCCACTTGAATACCTTGCCGCAGATGTAGATGCCATAGCAAGGAGGTGTATTGTAAAGAGAGTCAGCGTCAGCCTGAGTTTTCCACTTGAGCATTGTAGGTGTTCCCTCGAGAACATCGTCAGTGATAAGATCTTCTCTGATGATAGCAATAACAACGCCGGCAGGACCAACGTTTTTCTGAACGCCACCGTAAATAACGCCGTACTTTGTTACGTCAACAGGCTCAGACAGGAAGCAGGAAGAAACGTCTGCAACAAGTGTGTGACCCTTTGTGTTAGGCAGAGTCTTGTACTTTGTACCATAGATAGTATTGTTTTCGCAGATATAAACATAGTCAGCGTCCTCTGGGATATCCAGATCTGAACAATCAGGGATATAAGAGAAAGTCTTGTCAGCAGAAGAAGCCACAGCAACAGCCTCGCCGTATTTCTGAGCCTCCTGATAAGCTTTCTTAGCCCACTGACCTGTGATTATGTAAGCCGCTTTCTTGTTCTTCATAAGGTTCATAGGAACGGCTGCGAACTGCTGAGAAGCACCGCCCTGAAGGAACAGTACCTTATAGTTATCAGGGATACCCATAAGCTCTCTGATGTCCTTTTCAGCTTCCTTGATGATGTCATCGAACGCCTTGGAACGGTGGCTCATCTCCATTACGCTCATACCTGTGCCCTTATAATCGAGCATTTCATCGGCAGCTTCCTTAAGCACTTCCTCAGGGAGTACAGCAGGACCTGCGCTGAAGTTATATACTCTACCCATTGTTAAACCCTCCATACAAATTAGTTTCATTATTTATAAAGACTATAAATATATAAATTAATAATAATATTATATGCCTTTTATAAAAAAAAGTCAAGGGCTGTCATATAAAAATACTCACTCGTCATAAGTTTTTGTACATATCAGCACATAAAGCAGCCCTGAAAACGTGCATTTTTACACCTTACCTATGCCGTTATATATAATAAGCACTGAAAAGCATGAAAAATCAGAATAATACCAAAGCGTTAAAAAGAGGTTAAAATTTTTGGTATTCCTTGAAATCTCCATATTTGTGTAGTATAATGTAATCAAGAAAATGCGACAGTTGTATAATAATCGGGGAACAATTGTCACTCTCAGGGAAAGAGGATATATATGCAAAAGATATTTTATGTTTCAAGAAATGAGGACAAAGCCCATGATGGAAAAGCCCCGGATATGGACAGATTTCAGCGAGTTGAAAAGCTCAACAGTCTGATTGCGGCAGGCTGGGCTATAAAGGAAATGAAAAGCGAAAACAACAGCACATTCTTTGTGCTTGAGAAAGCAGACTAGACTTAAAATGACGGTATAAGACCGTACCCTGCCAATAACGCAGACACGACGTCCCGCCAACAAGTTCGCCAGGTCTTTCAACAAACTTATAGGACGGTAACCCCACCGTCCTGTTTTTATGTGCAGATAAATTTTGCGAAAACGTTTTATGGGTATTGCATTTCAGAGAGAAATATTGTATAATTAATGTAATCGTTTTAATGAGTACAAATGATACTATACATATTATAAAGGAGTAAAAAAATATGGCTTATGTAATCGGCGTAGACTGCGGCACAAGCGGCACTAAGACGGTGCTTTTTGACGAAAAGGGTACTGTTATCTCTTCTGTAACTATTGAATATCCTATGTATCAGCCTAAAAACGGCTATGCAGAACAGGATCCTGCTGACTGGGCAAACGCAATGATAAACACTATCAAGGCTGTTATGACCAAAAGCGGCGTAAATAAAGAGGACGTTGCAGGTGTTGGTATCTCTGGACAGATGCACGGACTTGTTATGCTTGACAAGGACGACAACGTTCTTAGAAAGTCCATAATATGGTGCGATCAGAGAACTGCCGCAGAAGTTGAAGAAATGAACGAAAAGCTAGGCAGAGAAAAGCTCATCAAGATAACAGCAAACCCTGCCCTCACAGGCTGGACGGCTGCGAAAATCCTTTGGGTAAAGAACAACGAGCCTGATATATATGAAAAGTGCAGACACATTCTTCTGCCAAAGGACTATCTGAGATTTATCCTCACTGGCGAATATGCAACAGAGGTTTCCGACGCAAGCGGTATGCAGCTTCTTGACGTGCCAAACCGCTGCTGGTCAAAGGAAGTCTGCGATACGCTTGGCATTGATATGTCAATGCTGGGCAAGGTGTACGAGTCATGCGAGGTAACAGGCAAGGTCACAAAGAAAATGGCTGAGCTTACAGGACTTAAAGAGGGTACTATAGTAGTAGGCGGAGCAGGCGACAATGCCGCTGCGGCTATCGGAACAGGCGTTGCAGAGGACGGCAAGGCGTTCACAACTATCGGAACATCAGGTGTTGTATTCGCACACACTTCTTCTATCTCTATCGACCCAAAGGGCAGAGTTCACACCTGCTGTGCAGCAGTACCGAACGCATGGCACGTTATGGGTGTTACACAAGGCGCAGGACTTTCGCTGAAATGGTTTAGGGATAATTTCTGCAATGCAGAGAAAGAAACAGCAAAGTGCATGGGCGTTGACGAATATTATCTCATGGATAAGGAAGCAGAGAAAGTGCCTGTTGGTGCAAACAGACTTCTCTATCTGCCATATCTCATGGGCGAAAGAACACCGCATCTTGACCCTGACGCAAGAGGAGTATTCTTCGGACTTTCCGCAATGCACACAAAGCGTGATATGCTGAGAGCAGTAATGGAGGGCGTATCATACTCCCTGAGAGATTGCGTTGAGGTATTCAGAGAAATGAATATCAACGTATCCGACATGATGGCATGTGGAGGCGGCGGAAGCTCACCGCTGTGGAGATCAATGCTCGCAGATCTTTACAACTGTCCTGTAAAAACAGCTTCATCGAAAGAAGGTCCAGCCCTTGGCGTAGCACTTCTTGCAGCAACAGGCGCAGGCATTTACTCATCAGTACCGGAAGCTTGTAAGGCAGTAGTAAAGACCGACAAGGTACAGCAGCCTGAAGCAGAGCGAGTACCTGAATATGAGAAATACTACAAGCTTTACACAGAGATCTATCCTGCACTGAAAGCAGAATTTGCAAAGCTTGCGAAGATGTAATATAAAACCAAAAGCTCCGATCATTTCGGAGCTTTTTTGTGTTAGAATATTTTGACAACTAAAAAACGGCTCTCCACAATAGCGGAAAGCCGTTTTTTACATATTGGTCGGAGTGACCGGATTTGAACCGACGACCTCTACCACCCCAAGCCCACGCACGAAGTGCGTAGGGCTTTTTTTTTATGCCCGAAGCATTAAATGTTGAGGGTGCAGGGCGCACAAAGCTGTGCTGTGCGCCTTGCCTGTCCCCTGCCTGAGTGGCGGTCGCCAAATCTTTGACCGCAGGGAAAAGATTTGTGTGACATCGCCACGCGCCCACCTCTGGGGTGCAGGTCTGCACACTGTCGCAAGGCTGTGCGTTCCCTTTGTTCTGATTGTGTTATATCGGAGTGACAAGCAAGCACCGCTTCTCAACTTTAATCCGTAGTGGTTAACACTTTGTATTCTCGCCGATAGGCGACACTCAGAAGTCTTGATAGTCATTCGGCTCTGTGTAGTCCTCTTGCTCCTGTCGGTCTATGTCATTGCTGTCATTGAGGTATTTCAGCTCGTCAAGTATGTCCTCTTGTTGGTCGGATATGTTTTGCAGTAGCTTGATTATGGTGTCTTGTCCTCTGTCCTGATGTGATTGTCTTATGGATATGTTGAAAACACAAATAATTAAAGCAATAACAATTACTAGCCAAATTATATTCAACCCAATGAATATAGCTGTTGTTGTTTCTGCATTTTGAAATAATTCCTCTAGCATGATTACTCCTCTTTATCCTTATTAATTTTTATCATTATCTGTCCTATTTTCACAAGCGTTTCATTTTGCTGTTTCAATAGTTCCGCCTGCTCCTTGTTCCTCTTTGAAAGCTCATTAACAGTTTTGCAAAGGTCAAGAAATTTGCAGATTAAATAGACTATAAGTGCGAGTATTAACAGATTTATTATTAAACGTGTGGCAAGAATTAATTTTACTGTATCATCTAAAACACTAATTATACTATATACACTATTCAACTTTATTACTCCTTAATTTTTACAATAGCACTATTATTGTTCTGCTGTGTTATGTTGTATTTGCTGTTACTGTCGGCTTTATAGCCTATTCCTCTTTTATCATTCGTAAGTCCTGCTATATAATCAATACTCACTTTATAAAATTTTGCTAACTGTATAACTTTTTCAAATGGGATAGGATATTCACCTGTTTCCCACCTACTATATTGCTTTTGAGAAGTGTCAAGAATTTTCGCTATCATGCTTTGATTTAGTTCCATATCCTCTCTTAAATCTCTAAGTCTTTGATAATAATTAATAAAAATCACCTCACTTATTTGTTTATTCATACAAATTATATCATAGTACATAATTGTTCTATTGACAATAGTACAAAAATGGGGTATATTATATATGTCGGTAGTACATTATTGTACTAATCACTTGATAATCGTAAGTGTCCCATGGAATTTTTTTAAATTAAATTTATTTGAGTGAAGCGAAAAGAAATTTAAGTTAAAAAAATAGGCAATGGAATTCATGAGCAAAGCGAATGAAGTCGCTTGCCGTTCCGCCCCAGCGCCAGCAGGGGCAAAAGGGACACGAAAAAGAAACACAAAGGAAAAGGCATGAGGAAAAGCCGAAAAACCTCAGAAAGGAAAAAAACATGAAAACAACTATCGTAGGCTGGACAAAAAAGAAAGCATTTAACGGAGTTATAGAGGGTAAGCAGATTAACAGCCCCGAAAAGGTAGTATTTCAGCTTCTGCAGGAAGTTGATAACCCCGACTGTCACGGAAAAATGGTCGATACACTGAAAATACCGACCGAAAATGCAATCAGACTTAACGGAAATTCTGAGGATTTCAATAAGCTTCTCGGCTGTGATGTAATGCTGAACTATCAGATTTTTAACGGACGTTCTCAGCTTGTTGATATCACCGTAATCAATGCAGACGGAACACTTCACCGCAACACAAAATAATTAGCGGTGAAACCGCTGTTATAAAAATTTAATAAGAAAGGAGTTTTGCTAATAATGGAAGCTGTAACAACAATGCTTAGTAATGCCGTTACTGTTTTTGGTTCTTGTTGGGACGCTATGACAAGCAACGTACCTATTGCAATTCTTGTAGGTCTGTCTCTTCTCGGCTCAGGTGCAGGACTTTTCGCAAAGTTCAGACACGCTGTATAAGCAAAACCATTTACATAAGCGGAGTAATTCAAATTGCTCCGCTTAATTTTTTTGAAAGGAAGTTGATAAATTGAGAAAAAAGATTAAGCAAGTGTTGTGTATGATCTCTGCACTTGTTGTGATGATATGTTGTGCCGTTCCTGCGTTTGCTGATGATACAGTAACTAAAAATGACCTGTCAAGCGTTAAATGGAATATTGTTAGTAAATCTTCTGACATTCCGCATTTTACTGATGTTTATAACAATTTTTCTTCAACTATCTCTAAAACTGATAATTATATTGCTGTTTATGGTAAAAAATCTGACGGCACATCAGAAACTAATATTCTTTATTTTGACCCTACCGCTATTGCATATTATAGCTTTACAAATAATCAATTTTTGTTTGGTTCAAATTATGCGTATGATTCACAACGTCTTTTATTCAAATTCGATTCTTCTGATAATAAAACTGAATCTGTTGGTTATGGCGGTTGGAATGTTACTAAACCTAGTGGTTTTACAAAATCTGAATGTGAAGGTTTATTAAATCTTAATGACTATGTTCAATCAACTGTTAAAGTATATTTCCATACAAAAGTATATGATTTTGACAATTTAGAAAACGAGTTAGAACCCCCTGACCCTAACGCTGTTCCTGCTCCGTTTACTGTTACATATAGTCCAGACTTGAAACTTAATCTTAAACGTAAAACTTCTGATTATGAAACAAAGTCTATAGATGTTACTTTGACACTTAATCAAGATTATCTTGATTGGTATATACGCCGTTATGCTGAAATGTTAGGTGATAAAGAAGTAGGTACTTATGATAGTGCTAGTATAAAAATGATACTTGATTCTATTCTAAATACTCTTGATGTTGCAAAAGATTTTGATTTAACTGGTTGTGGTAAGTCAAAGTGTATTTACTTTATTTCGTTGTCTGATCCCTCTAAACCTCTTAGAACTGTTACACAAAACAGTGTTTATACATATCTATCTCAACAACGTTATAGTATCATTGATAGAGATAATGGAGATATAGACGGCTCAACTAGTACAGCTGTTTATGCTAATGGTTTGTATCCGTACTTTACTGTAGACTTCAATGAATATTTTAAGCATACAATGCAATCTGATATAGCTTCTGAAAATTGTTCTTATAAAAAATATCAGGCTGTTATAAAGAATTTGCCTACTTATCAGCTTTCTATACCTCTTGAAAATATAGATGCAGAAAAGTTTGAAGTTATATCCGTTCTTAATTCTATCCTTACTTGTGAAACTTTATTCCCTACGGAAAGCGGTCAATCTGTTTTTAATGGTAGCTTTAAATCAGCTTATAGTGTTGATAGAGGTCCTAATGGTGTTAACTTTAATAATATTGATTATATTAATGTTGATAAATGGGACACTGATGATACTGGTTATCTTGATTATTTTTCAAAATCTGATTGTTATTCTGTTTATACTGCTCAATTTAGTTTTGATAGTTATCCGAAATATGTTCCGCTTAAAGACGGCAAGGGCAATGATATTGATATGATTAAAACAAATCCGTTTGATTTTTCAAAAAGTCCTGTTGCTCCTGGTACTTATCAATCAGTAAATAAAGACGGTACTTTATCAGAAGAACGCACACTTGAAGAACAGAAGAAGCATGATAAAGATAATACTTTTTCTAAAAATTTTGCTAGTGTTGATTATACTGATTTTTCATCTATTTTTTCAACCTCTAGCTCATATTTTGAGTTTTTAACTGCTTCAATCCGTATTCTTCCTGATTGGTTTATTGCTACTTTTACAGCATGGTTTGTTACATTTCTCACACTTGCACTTATTAAGTATGTCATTCAATAAGGGGGTATATTATGCGTGTAGTTGCTATTCTTGTATCTGCTATATTGTTTTATCTTATCCCTGACGCTGTTCTTGAAACGATTTTTTCAACTGGCTTCACTGCCTGCCGTAACATTTCTCAGTATATTTTTAATGCTGTTTCTAACCTAATTAAATAAGGTGGTGTGTATGGATATTATTTATGCGTTCAAAGCTATCTTTTATAATTTAACTCTCTGTATGTCTTATACTTTTGATTTTGGCTCTTTTACTTTTTCTCTTGGTTCTGTTATTGTCGGTAGTATGATTTTGTCCTGTTCATCTGCTTTCATTATATATCTTTTAAAACGATAGGAGTAATTATAATGGTTAATATAATATGTTTTGTTCTTGCCGTATTGATGATCTTTTCACTTATATGGCTCGTTAGGAGGTAGAAAAATGCTTAACTTGGTTTTGTTTATACTCGTTGTTTGCTTTTTGGTTTGTACTATATGCGGTGTTATAGGTTTCTTCACTGACCTTAGAAACTTTAAAGCTGAACATGAGTTCAGCGGAAACAGAAAACAGCTTATTGAGTTTTTGATGTTCGGTGAAGATATTGAAATAAAAGCCGTTCCTGCGGTTGAAACTAATGATAGTGAGGTGAACGATAATGAAAGTAAACATAGTGTTTGATGAAAATAATCCATTTTTTCAGCTTTTGAAGTCAATGGGCTGTGATCTCTCGCAAGAAGTCATGAATAGATATGATGCTTTGCTCCTCGGCATGGCATTTATATTCGCTGTTGTTATGCTCTGTATCTTCTGCAAGTTCTTCTATAATGTGATGATACGCATGACACGTTGTGCAAGTGCTGTGTAGGTGATTTGTTATGATTATATTTGACTACATAAAACAAATACCGCCCTTTATTACCTATGAGGTGTATGACCACCTTTTCGGTGCATACTTCAACAACTCCGCTATCTTTCAAGGCTGGGGTATACACCTCTATACCGGTAAATTCGGCACTGGTAAAACGTCAACCCTCGCTCAGATAGCATATAACTATTGCGTGCGTTATCCTCAGTTGTCTATACTTACAAATATCAATCTTCAAAACTTCCCTGAGTGGACGAATATATATAAGCTTAATTCCGCACAAGATATCCTGCACGCTCCTAAGAATTGTATAGTCGTAATTGATGAGATAGGCACTATCTTCAATTCACGTGATTTCTCAGGTGGTAAAAGAGCCGTCCCTAAACCGCTTTTTCAGCACCTTTGTCAATGTAGAAAGCGTAAAATGATGATACTTGCTACAGTTCAACGCTTCAATCTGCTTGATAAACAGATACGAGATATAACGGCTACAGTGTCAACGTGCCGTGCTACATTCCGTCACCCTTATACACGTCTTATTAAGGTTAAAACCTATGATATAGACGAGTATGAAGCGTATACGGAGAATAAGTCATATATGCCGAAAAAGCTTTACAGCCGTTTGTATTTGCAGACTAATCAGAGCCGACAGCTATATGATACTTCTCAGCTTGTAGATAATATGCTTGATAAGGAGTATATCAGCGATACGGAAATACTTGCTAATCGTGGAGTAGATGTCACAAGTGACATAATGCACGATAGAAAGACAAGCAGAAGCCTGCGAAAAAGACGTGGCGTATAGCCACGAGCGACCGCAGGGGCGAGCGCTTGCGCCGCCCTGCGGTGCGTGTGGCTATTACTTGATATTAGCCACAAAAAGTACTCACTTTTAAAAATGAGGTGTTAAAAATGCCCCTAAAAACGTCCTCTAAAGAGGTCAAGTGCAATACAAAGATAAAGGAATATCGTGACGGCAGTTACACTATAACACGTTCTGATCGACACATATTTAAAGACCCTGCATTTGAGTATCACTGCAAGCATGAGCATAGTATTGACGAACGTTCAAGACAAGAGCAACTTAAAAAGGCTCGTGAAAATTACATATGTTATTTTGAGTATGAGGACGAAAACGGAAACATAATGCTTGATATGCTTGATACTCGCAAGTTTAAAGATAAGCAGTCACAAAGCTGTGAAGCTCGTTCCGATAGTGTTCAAAGAGCAAAGCAAAGTATCTTTGATATTGTTTATCAGAATGATTGGAAGTACTTTCTTACTATAACATTTAGCGGTAAAGATTTTGACCGCTCCGACCCTCGGGTAGTCTTTAAGCCCTTGAAACGTTGGTTTGATAATGCTGTTCAACGTAAAGGCTTGCGTTATGTTCTTGTTCCTGAGTTTCACAAAAAAGGCGGTATACATTGCCACGCTCTCATAAACGATTGTGATTTTAAGTTCGTTGATAGTGGTACACGTCTTGTTAAGGGTCATGACAAGCCTCTTAAAATAGATACTATAAAGCGCCTGCATATATGTGATAAACTCGGCTGTGATATATCTGATTTGCCTGTTGTATTTAACGTATCTGATTGGCGCTATGGTTTTTCAACAGCTATTCAGACTTACGGACAGATGTCTAATTTAGCTTTTTACGTCACAAAATACATAACTAAGGACGTAAAAAAAATCTTCGGTAAATTCTTCTGGAGTAGCAAGAACATAGTCCGCAAAACTAAAGAGATCTATTGCAATTCAGATTTCAAAGATGATTTGCCGATAGTCTCCCCCCCTCGTGCTAATGTCTGTTTTCAGTATGAAAGCAGTTTCATCTTTTCAAGTCAGGTCGAAAAGAACTGCAATGATATACTTCAATATCTTAAAGAGAATGGAAATGATGATGTCCTATGATTTTTAAAGAATGGTTTGAGATGTTCTACAACGCATACTGCGTTGATGTGATAGCCTATGATTGCTATAAGGATTATTACTATATAAATCAAAAACACTTCGGTTATATTGCCGATATGGAGCTTCTGAGTGTAAAGCCTATTGATATTCAGAACTGTTTAAAATCTACTCTTACATACAGTAACGAACGTCAACGCCGTGCATACTTTCTGTTAAAACGTGTTTTCCGTGAAGCTATAGTTAATGGTTATTGTGACAAAAACCCTTGCGATTATGTTAAACCTCCAAAACGTATAAAAAAAGAAGCTGAATATTTCAGCCCCGATAATCTCGTACACCTTTTTGATGATGATAGTAGCGTTTGCAGAATGTTTCAGCTTGACTTGTGGACAGGTCTTCGCCGTGGTGAACTTCTCGCCCTTAGTTGGGATAACATTGACCTTGATAATAGATATCTTAAAGTCTGTCAGACACTCGTACATACTTCATGCGGTGATAGGATTGTACAGACCACAAAATCTCGCCGTGATAGGCTTATCCCCTTGCATAGTAATGCAATAGCTATTCTTAATCAGATACGCTCTCAGGACGTCTCAAACGGCTTTCTGTTCGTTTCGCCTATAACTCATACAGTTATATCCCTTAGACGTTATAACAGGCTCTACAGAGCGTTCTATGAACAACAGAAAACAAAGTACCCTGATTTACAGTATCTCACCCCGCACAAGCTTAGACATAGCTATGCAACGTATCTTATTCAGTGTGGTGCAGATATCGAAACCCTCAGAGCATTGCTCGGACACGTTGATATAACAACTACCCAGCGTTATGTACATAGCAATTTCAGTCAAATGTGCAAAGCTGTGAATAATCTCAAATTTGAATAATAAAGGAGTTTTTAAAATGAAAAGTAAATTTTATACGGAGCAAAAACACAAAGAAACTATGAATTCCGTTGATATGCTCAAAGGTTCTATAAATCGTATGTGCGTTACTGCTGATATGGATGAATTACGTCGACTTCTGATGAATTCAATGTGTAGCTTGTCTGAGTTGTATATCGTCAATCGTGATAAACTCAAAGAGCGCTTTTCTCAGAATACGCAAAAGCAGGAAGAAGATTAATCTTCTTCCTGCATATCCTTTTCGAGTAGTTCGATTATAAGGGCGTTCAGGCTCTTGCCTTGCCGTTCTGCATGGGCTTTGTATTCTTCTCGTTTGCCCTTTGGCATTCGTAAAGATACTTGGTCATATGCTTTTGAAATGTATTTGCTTGTGGCTTTCTTTTGTGCTTCGCTTACCATGTTATCACCCCTTTGCTCTATTATACCATATAATTATAATGCTATCAATATACAATTTCGACATATAATGCTAGCAAATTTCATGCAAAATGCCTATTGATATATTGCTAGCAATATGCTATACTATATATAGTGAAAGAGATAAAGGTAACTTTCACAGCGGAGGAAATTGAAAGGAGTGAGGATAATGCAGAACATGCCTACAGCTACAGAACTTGCGATAAAGTATGCAAAACGTGAACAGCTTAGAATTATTATAGACAAGGCTCTGAACATTCATGCTGATTGCGAATATGAGGCTTTATCAAAGCTGATTAACGAACTCAAACAAATGCTTGAAGAAGCATAAAAAAATGTAGTCGGCTATCCGTCAAAACACACCGACTACATAATCACACACAAACTCGGATATCCTCCGCTTTGTAAATCCGAGTATAACACAAATTTTACTAAATGTCAAGTTGAAAGGATTGTTGAAAATGACTATTGAACAAATGAAGGGTATTGCTAAGGAATACATGAACAAACAAATATCATATCTTGTTGATGATTTGATTACAGCCGATGAAGCTCGTGCTACTTTGGTTTCTCTTTTTTATGTCGACCTTTTTTCTAGTGATGAATATCGGTATTATCTTGAACTTATCCACCAAGCTGAAAAATTTTAAGGAAAGCGTATAATACCGTAGAAAGGTTGATTAAAATGAATGAATTTGATACTATTGATAATTATTATATTCTTGCTTTTGCGTATCGTGTTTACGATGCAAAATGGGTAAAGGAAGGTCTTATTTTAGAGAATAACCCTTATGATGTCACTGCACAAGAAAATGAAGAAAAACTAAGTAGGATATGCTTTCAGCTTATGTATGCAATGAATTCATATTATGAAAAAGGTATGATTAATCTTACTGCTGTATCCGAATATGAAATTTATAAATCGGCTTATAGCTATACTCTTGATTTAATTAAAAAAAATCAATCGAATTTAATTTGGTCTAAGTCTGCTCTTGAAAAATTCGCTTCTGAATTACATGAAAAAATTCTTGCGTTTGAAAATATTTAGATTTTCTTCTTCGTATTCGTCATGTTTCGCATGAAATGAGGTGATTTTATGGCTTTTATCCCTATTATTTTATTCTTGCTTTTGATTTTAGTTCTTATTCTCTTGTTCGTTGATGATTTTCTTTACTATGGTGATAACCTTGATATCTTGTTACCTTTGGCTTTTTTGTTAGCTTATATAAATCCTTTAATTATCTATGTGTTTTATAAATAATGAGTAATAAAAGGCTGTTGCAAATGCAACAGCCTTTTGCTTTGGTCGGAGTGACCGGATTTGAACCGACGACCTCTACCACCCCAAGGTAGCGCGCTACCAATCTGCGCCACACCCCGATATCGTATATATTATACCCGATTTGGATACAATAGTCAAGAGTTTTCAGTCAAAATAAAAAAATTGCAAAAAAGGTATTGACATTCACATTCATTTGTGATATAATAAATAAGCACTCAGGAGAGAGCAGTGAAAAACAGTAGAATATCGCGGGATGGAGCAGTTCGGTAGCTCGTCGGGCTCATAACCCGAAGGTCGTTGGTTCAAATCCAGCTCCCGCAACCAATAGTTCCCACGACCGAAGTTAATGTACTTTGTATGTTAATTTCGGTCGTGTTTTTTATATCTATACGAGAAATGAGCAGGCGTATAGCTTTATCATCTGGGCTGTCATGCAAAGCCTTGAGCCAAAGAGAAATCTGATCCGTAGTGTAGTCCTTTGGCATTTCCGTCTTCTTCAATGCCTCTATCTCAGAACGGAGCTGGTTCATCTTCGCACCGATATCCTCGATAACGTCAGCTGGGAGGACACCACTTGACATGTTGGTCATCAATGTGTCATACTGCTTCTGCTTCTCCGATATCTTAGATGCAACTATCTTTTTGAAGTCAGCGGCTCTCTCAGGCTCTCCGCACTTGTACTTTCGCATAGCATTAGCAATAGCCTTTTGATTTTCTTCACTGAGCAGGGTGCGAAGATATGTCTTAGCGGCGTCATCAACGATATCCATAGATATCATAGGTGCACCGCACTTCTTTGAACAACGATAGTAGTGATATACGTGTCCTTTCTTCGTTGATATGTGTGCGTGCATTTTCGCACCGCATGAGCAGTAGACTAGCCCACTGCATAGATATGATGTCTTGGGTCCACTCTGTTTTCTGCTATCCATAATCTTCTGCACCTCGTCAAATGTTGCCTTGTCGATTATCATCGGCAAGGCATTTTCTATTCTTATAGCATTAGGTTTAGACCTGCGCTTGGATCTATCCTTTTCCTCGTCAACGCAGTATATATATGTTCCTGTGTATTTCTCGTTTCGTAGTATCTCATATACCGCAGAATACTTCAAGGGCTTTCCACGCTTGCCCACAATGCCCACTGCCGCCATTTCTGCGATAATGTCCTTAGTTCCCTCATGATTTTTCACCGCCGCAAAGATCTTGCGGACATATTCCGCTTCATAGGGGTTTATAACATACTTCTGATCAACAATGTCATATCCGAACGGAGGATAGCCACCATTGTGAAGGCCCTTCAGAGCCACCTCACGTTCTCCCTTCTTCGTTTCATTTGCAAGGTTATCTATATAGTATTCTGACATTGACCACATCAGCGCACGCATTATCTTGCTCTCTGGTCCGAAGCCGAAGTCCTGACCAACAGCTATCAGTGTAATGCCCATTTTCTGCAGGCGAGCGTCAAGATTAACGTGTTCGCCCAGTGATCTAGCCACACGATCGTATTTGTGAATAAGAATAGTATCGAAAGTACCCTTATTGCAATCTCTCAACATTTTTTGATACTGCGCACGGCTTGCTGTCATTGACCCCTTACCACTGATAGCCTCGTCCGCATATACTGCTACGATATTATATCCCTTAGTGGCGGCATACTGTCTGCACGCCCTGAGCTGGGCTTCGATACTTTCTTCGGATTGCTTATCCGAAGAGTATCTAGCATATATAACTGCATTGCTCATAGTGACATCTCCTAAGTGTTATTTCGGACGAACTGTGTCGGCGATTGACAAGAAGTCTTTGGTATTATCCTCATAATCAGAACCAAGTGTAAGAACATAGAAGTAACCATTTATATCAGCCACAGCCGCCGTATTGAAAGAAGTTGAAAGGTATACTTCACAGTCAGAAAGTCCACTAACAAATGAATATACTTCACCGTCCAGTGCCATATAATCATTGAGAAAATCTTCGGCACTTATATAGCCTGGTTTTTCTGTCTTTATAATCGAAAATCCATACCCATTTGTAACAACTACCCACGAAGTATAGTGTTCTGTTGATTTTGACTTCTGCTGCTGGTAATCTCCTTCTATGGTAAGGCTCAAATCGTCAAAAGTGAGTACGTTCTCAGCAGGTTTTGCAGCTGTTGTCGTTGTAGTTTCCGTAGTTGTCGTAGTTGTTGTAGTTTCTGCCGTGGTAGTAGTAGTTTCAGTAGCAGATGCCTCAGTCGTAACAGCAGGCGTTGTTGAAGTTGATGAAACGTCACCGCCCGACTCTGAGCAGCTTGTCATCATCAACAGGGTTGATATTACGGCGGTTAAAATAACAGTTTTCTTCATTTTTGTTACTCCTTTATAAAAAAATAAGCACCTCAAAAGTTGGGCTATTCTTTTTCAAAAATTTATATGGTATTAGATATATATAGGAGGTGCATTCTATATATATGAATACTAAAAATTATAAAATCGAATTAAAAAAGATAATGCACGAGAAGCACATGAATGGAAAACAGCTTGCAGAGCTTGCCGAGATAAGTGAGGGGGAGATAAGTAAGATATTGACCGGCAAAGCCAACCCCACAATTGAAGTTATTGCACGCTTGGTTATTGTGCTCAAATGTGAACTATCTGATTTGGTAAAAATCCTGAAATAAATTTCTTTTAGGAAATTTTACTGCATTTTTTGCCGAAATATGTTATAACCAGCATAAGGGGATTTAAACATATTTTTTCAAAAAATGAAAAAGAAAGGGGTGAGCAGCATGACTGACGCTGAGCGTAAGGAGCTGCAGGACAAGTTGGCAGAAATGATTTATTTACTTCTGTTTGAAAACAAGTCCAAATAGGGTAACTGCCTACATACAGGCAGGCGAATAAGCACTTCACATTTTGTGGAGTGCTTATTTTTTTTACTTTGGCTTTTTACTGCCGTTTTCCCTTTTCCATGCTAAGAAACTAACATAGTCATAAAGATCTAAGAGTTCATCATCGGATAGTGTATTAAGAACACTTTGTATATTTTCCAAAACTCTTATCTTATTAGAAGAAAAAGCTTTAGTGCTTTGAGAAACGGCTTTCAACGTTTGCCCTGGTTTATAACCGAAAAGATAATTCGCATCACATTGAAGCGCCTTTGTTAAGATCATTATGGTCTCGTCATTCGGCTTGCTTTTATTGGTTTCAAAATTGCTTATCATTCTATTTCCGATACCAGTCAATTTTTCAAGATCGCCCTGAGTAAGGCCAAGTTCCTCACGGCGTTCTTTTATTTTGTCGCCTATCACTTTAGCACCTCCTTTAATTAATATTATATCACAAAATCCTAAAATATCAAGATTATTTTCTAATTTAATTTGATAATTCCAATAATTTTGGTACTATGCACAAAAACACATGGTATTTTTTGTTGCGATTTTTCCAATTAAATTAGAAAAAATCTATTGACATTCTAATTTTATTGGATTATAATATAGTTAATCCAATAAAATTGGAATTAAAAAAGGAGGAATGGTTATGAATAAGCCAACAATCGTTGCAGTTAATGTAAAGAAGTTGCTTAAGGCCAAGCAGATGTCACAGAAAGAATTTGCCACAGTAACAGGTTATGACTATAAGAAGCTCAACAATAAGCTCAATGGCTATGAGAGCATATATCCAGAAGATATCGTATTCTTCTATAGTGCACTTGGCTGTGATGTGAACAAGCTTTTTGAACCGGTCGAAGAAACTGCATAATAACGTTTTGTTGACTTCAACAAAATGATAAAAAGGAGTGATACCAATGACAAACCATAAGATAAAAGACTATCATAAGAACCGCCTTGCATTCGAGGTCATAGTCAAGAACTATGAACTGCTCTGCTCCCTGCTGATAGTGCTGAATAAGGAGTATCCTAAGACGTTCTATCCTAAGAAATGTCGCCAATGGATAGATGATTTTGCAGACAACTGCAAAATTGCCAACGAGTGGGACAAGGACGGTGTATATGCCTATAAAATGCAGCGGGCGTGCGAGAATAGCGGCATAGATCTGAACATGGTAGTAACGTTCGTTGAACGGAATTGCAAAGAGTTTAATCTTCAGAACAGGGCTATTCTAGCGGACAACATCAAGCTGGCGCTGGTGCAGACCGCCACAGAGTATGGCGTGGGCGGCAAGCGTATGAAAGCCATTCAGAACGCCATGTTGGAAACTTTCATTGACAATCCTAGGGAGCAGGTCAAGGCGCTGGGTATAGATGATTACATCGAAGAATGCACAGTGGGTCAGGTCGATATCCGCAAGTTCAGAGTCAAAGACAAGGTCAGGACTACCCTGCAGGAGCAGAAAGAAGCCTTAGCAGGCTTGGAAGCGTTCCGGCGCTGGTCAGCTGAGAATGTAAAAAAAGAGGGGCAGTAAAGTGAAAGAAACGATTGATATTCCCGTAAACGTTACATATCGCATAGAGGACGGCAAGATCATAGAAACACGCCGCAAGGTCAAGAAGATACCGGCTGACGTTATCGCAAGCATTCTTTACCGCCATTTCAAGCAGGAAGAGAGGAATAAGAAGTGCTGCACATCATGAAGATAGACGCCATTATCGGCGAAAGAACAAACGCTGAGATAGAAAGAGCCATTAATAAGGCTCAGCTTGTCGGTGACAAGCTATGGCATGGAGATCTGAGCAAAGAAGACCTCCTAAGCTACTACGTGGCACAGACCATAGAGAAGCATTTGGTGGCTGATATCGAGGAGCGTATCAAAGAGTTGGAGGGTGATGGAGATGTACGCAAAGAGTGATACCCGCAATTCACTGATATCGCAATCCGTCATCAGAATAGCAACGGATATGGGAATTGAAAGCTATGTCCGAGAGATACGCCACGGCTATTCTATATGTGCCGGCGAATTCATCATCGTTGACATGGCGGACAATACCAGCGTTAAGATGATAATATCAGATTATGACGGTTATTATCAGCAAATCAAAAGAAACCTGAGAAAATGGAGGAAAAATTATGGCAAAAAAAGACGTAGCCCTTGCAATCAATGAAGATGTCAAGGCGGTTGACTACCTGGCGATGAGAGAGCAGAGAGACAAGCATAACAAGCTCGTTACCCGTCGAAAGCGTGAAGATCGCAGAGAGTGCTTCGCAATGGCCTTGCTGACTATCTTCTTTGCTTTCATGATAATAGTAGTAATGCTCGGTCTTGGGCAGGTATGGGAGATGATTTACTAATGTATGATTTCAACAACGCAGTCAGACTTAACCGCACAGGTGGTGAATATGTCATCACTGTGGACGGAAAGCCGTTGGAAACGTCACTCAGCGCAAATCAGCGGCGTAATCCTCTTATAGCTGTCAGCAGATATGCGTCAGCAATAGACGAATACCTCAGAGGGAACGTCAAGAAGTATCTTGCTGAAAACGAGCTGAACGTTGTTACGGGTTGTAATGTCTGCATGGAGTGTACAGACTGCAAGTTCTATCACCTCAACAACGCTGAAAGCAACTGCCGCCTAGGTGACAACAATGAGTAAGACCGTATACGTCGATAATACTATTTATCGAAAAGAGTCCAAGCAGTTTCCGAACGTCAAGTATCGTTTCAACCTTTCCAACGTCGTGATACATAGTATGTATACCATGTATCTTAAGAGCCGTGGCATACCGAAGACCATAGGGCTTACGGACAAGCAGCGTTTTGATTTTGAAAAACGCATTCAATCTCTTATCGACAATGGGTCTATCATAGTGACAGAGGAGGTGTAAGAAATGCCGATTATAACAGACGTTGACCTGCTATGCTATAATGCTGAACTTGCAGGCGCCAGAAAGCGACTGAATTACAAATCGCCCCCGCCAAGGCATAACGCAGGCCCATGTATTTTTTATAATAGCATAAGACAAGAGTGTATGGCGCTAGTCGAGAAGCCAGCGCAAGAAACTTGCACACGCTGCAAGTTTTTCAAAACCAGAACGGAGGATTATAATGCAGATGAATTCAAATAATCAAAAGCCAACATTTGATTGGAGAAATTTTAAGTATAAGAACATAGCTGTTCACGTCAAGACTCAGGAAGAATACGATAACTTTATGAAAGAATGTAAGGTGCAGGGGCTTACATGGTGCACCGGCAAAGAAGTTGATAAGCTCAATCTTTGGCCGGACTGCGCATATGATACGTGCATAGTACATGACAATAGCGTTTCCGCACAAAGGGGACTGCATTATCAAAGGCTGGGCTACTATAAGAGATGTGGATACGAGATAGAGGAATTCGCAGATTTCTATTTCCCAAAAGATTACCAGCCGCTTAATTCAAACAGCAATCTTATCCCAGAAGAACAGATAGAATTCTTGGAAAAACCAACAACGCATACCTTGAAGCTGGAAGAATGCTTCTGTGAAGCAGTTGTCACAGGTAAAAAGTGTTTTGAAATTCGTAAAAATGACAGAGGCTTTCAGCCTGGAGACACGATTGAATTCCTTCCAGTAAATAACGGACATCCTGCTATTCATGTGATATCAAACCGCAGATATAGGATAACATATGTCCTAAGTGGTTGGGGGTTGAAGAATGGATATGTTGCATTAGGAATAGAGGAGGTAAAGAACTATGACTAGCTACAGAGAGCAGGCGTTAAAGAAACTCACAGACGAACGAGAGGGCGTTAAGCTTAGCGGTGGAGCATCGGCGAACACAGTGCTGAGCACTATCATTCAGCCTGTCATAGACGCACTTGAAAGCTTCGTCAAGCAGGACGAGGAGTTCGCACAGGCGGTCGCTCAGGGTGGCACACTTCAGAAGTGTTTTGAAGCCGTCTACAAAGCTATTAAGGATAGCAACTTCGCACTATCCGACTTCAAGACTTATGAGACCGCAGCAGGCTTTTTCTTCCCTGGCTGTAAGATACGTTATCACATGGATATAGACCTCTGTGGTAGTGTCAACAAGGAAGCGCCTGAGCAGAAGCGCAAGTCGATCACAGTTTCTTTTGATGACCTTTTCTGAGAGGTGATTGAAAGTGTGGATAAACAATAACAAAGAGCAGTCGCTAGTATATAAGCCTATATTCACAGACTATCTCACCCATGCCCAGAAAGAAGACGTTGAGGGCTTCCCGCCCCTCAACGTTGACGATTGTGCCGAGATTAATCGTCACTTTACGCCCTATATCTTCTACCGCAGGACCAGCCAAGGGCGCTATACCTGTTTCTGTACGTCCTGCAATCACGAATTCAAAGTCAATAATACTGATTATGGCGATATATACCACGCTGATGATAATATCATCAGGCATAACTATTTGGGTACCTGCCCATGTTGCGGTGTGAAAGCCAAATATAAAGCGGCAGGATATAAGCAAGTTCAATTAAATGAAGTAGTTGATTTCGTCATATATAAAGCCGTTGAAGAAGTGGTATATATATATGCGGCTACGATTCATAAAGACTATAACGAATACGGAACGGAGGACTTCGACAGGAGCCCCAATCTTTGGGTCGATTTTCAAAAGCTTTACGTCCTGCGAAAAGGCAGTGCGGAGGTTTATCGGTCGCATGCCTTATTTCGTCGAAACGGCTGGTATTATATGATAGAGCCTATGAAGAGGAAAATGTGCAGTACATTCAATAACGGATTTGCTGAGCACAGACAAGTATACCTATATAATAATATAATTAAGGATACATTCTTAAAGTATTCAGGCTTTGATTGCTACTGTTGTCGCCACTACATAAGAGAGTATGACCAAGAACGTTATTATACCGCATATGCTATGTATCCGATACTTGAAATGGCGGTTAAAATGAACTGTGACACCATGGTGCAGGATCTGCTTTGGCGCAACAAGAAAAATTATAAGATATTGAATTGGAATGCAACATCACCGAAAAAGTTCTTCAAGCACCTAACGCAAAATGAGGTCAAAACCATTCTTGAAGATCACACGCCGGCAGAAGTTATTGAGGTGTATCAGGACTTCAAGCGCAAAGGCAAGAAGAAAGACCTTTTCTACTGCCGAATGTATAGCTATATCATTGATTACTGTACCAGCATTGAAAAGGCAGGCGTTGATCCAGAGCAGGCATTAGAATACCTGAGAAAAGTCATGAAGCACTCTCCCGAAGAAGAACGTTGCGAAGACGATCACTCAGAGATAAGGCGCCTTGTCAAGCTGTATGACGATTATGCCAATATCGGCTTGAAAATAGGCTATGATTTTCGCTTGAAAAACATAGCCTTTCCGAGAGACCTGAACGAAGCGCATGATAACGCAGTTGAGAACTTCAATTTCATGGAAGAAGAACGCAAGAGAAAAGAAGCCGCCGAGCTTGAGGAAGCCTATAAGCCCAGATACAAGAAGCTTTGCAAGAAGTATAAGGGCTATAGCTATCCTGGTATTCAGTTGGTTGTACCAGAGAATGCCGAAAGCATTATCAAAGAGGGAAAGGACTTGCGAATATGCGTCGGCGGTTATGCTTCAAGGCATTGCAGTGGGGTTACGACAATTCTATTCATCAGAAAGCCGTCTGACCTTGATAAGTCATGGTTTACGATTGAAATAGACAATGCTGACCATATCGTGCAGTGCCACGGATTTAAGAATGAACAAGTCAAAGACCCTTTAACGGGCAAGAAGCTTGAAAAGCCTGAAATAATCAAGGCGTTTGAAGTCAACTTCCAAGAGTGGCTGAATAGCCAGAAGAAGCTGACTAAAAGGAGAAAAGCAAGCTAGGAGGAATAACAATGAACGAGATCAAACTAAGACCCGGTGAGGAGTTCGTATATAATGGTATACGTTTTATATGCCTCGACATTATCGACGGCAACTACTTAGCGATAACGGCTGAGTGCTTGTGGAAAAAGCGTTTTAACAATGAGTACAAGGACGGCTGCAACAACTGGGAAAAGTCAACGCTCCGCCGATTTCTCAACGAAGATGTGCTCAAGGAATATTTTGATACAAAGCAGCTTATAAAGCAAACGTCTGACCTTATCGCCGATAACGGCGACAAAGCCTGTGGAACGTGTGAGGACTATATAACGCTGCTCAATTGCGACCAGTACCGCAAGTATAGAGATTATGTGCCGCTTTTTGAAGAATGTATGTGGTCGCTTACTCCGTGGAGGTGCGGCACCAACTACGATCACGCCGTGCGTTACGTCACCCCGACAGGTGCTATCAGCTACGGCTATGCGGACAGCAGTTACGGGATCGCCCCAGTTTGTTTGTTTAAAGCTGATAATCTCATATTGCGCCGACAGGCGCAGCTTATACCCGCTGAATAACTAACCAAAATAGGAGGAAACGCAATGGAAAACACAGAAATTACAGTATCTATGAAAACAGCTATGGTAGAACACCAGCACATATGCGAATGCTACAGGACAGCCGCAACGGCTATCGTAGAAATGGGCAGGTCACTGAAGAATATCAGAGATTATAAGCTCTACACAGCACTTGGCTATGAGTCTTTCAAGAATTATCTTGAAAGCAATGGTGATTACACGTTCAAAGAACGTCAGGCATATACCTATATCAAGCTCTATGAGGACAACAGTACAAAGTTTCTCGAAGAACATGCAAGTATAGGTGTAACAAAGCTGGAGCTTCTCTCCAAGCTTCCGGAGTACGAACGTGAAGAATTCGCTGACACACATGACCTTGGCGGAATGACAGTTGAAGAAGTCAAGAAGCTAATCAAAGAAAAGCAGGCATTAGGCGAGCAGCTGACATTCCTCGAAGAAGAAAGGAAGGAACAGACAGAAAGTGCCGAATCCCTCAGAGCTGAGCTTGAAGAACTGAGAGAAAAGCTTAAGCAGGCCGAGGACAAGCCTATCGAGGTAGTTAAGAGAGACCTCGACGAAGAAGAGATTGACAAGATAAGGCTGTCTATCCGTCAGGAACTTCATGCCGAACATATGAAAGAGCTGAATTCGCTGAAGAAGTCAAGCCGTGAAGCCGTGAAGGCGGCAGAAGCTGAAAAAGATAACGTCCTCAAAGAAGCGCAGACAGAACGTGACAATGCAGTTAAGGAAGCCGTAGCTAAGTATGAGACCGCCCTCAGTAAGGCTAAGGCTGAGGCAGAAGAAGCGGACCACGCCAAGGCAGAGCTGGAAAAGAAATTGAAGTCAGGCAATGCAGACGAAGCAAGGGTTGCGCTGAAGATCATCTTTGAAAACGTTCAGAAAGGGCTTACGGAATTCATTGAAAAAATCAATGATATTGAAGACCCACAAACCAAGGAAAAGTTCATTACTGTCACAAGCAAGTGGCTCAGACAGGCGGCTGATGACCTTGAGGGGTGAGCTGAATGACCAGAGAATTGAAATGAAGAAGAACACCACCTATGAGGAAAGAAAAGCTAATGGAATATGCCCATATTGCGGGCGAGAAAAAGCTGTTCCTGGATATATTATGTGCGAGAAATGTAGAGAACAGAACAAGGAAAGATGTAAGAAACGCTATGAACGAGCGAAAGATAAAGGGCTATGCACACGTTGTTACAAGAAGCCATCAATTGAGGGTCAAACAATGTGCAGAGAATGTCTTGCGAAAATGCTAGCGAAAGACAAAGAAAAGCGATATGGCGGAGTATGCGATATGGATTGTTTCAATTGCAAATATGATGACTGCATTAATGACAATGTGCCAGAATGCTATGCTGATTTGCCCTTTGAGGAAAAGGAAAAGATCCGAAAACGCAATCGAGCCCGATATCACGAACTTAAAGAGAGGGGAATTTGTGTAAAATGCGGAAAGCTGCCAGCAAAAGAAGGAATCACTCTTTGTGAAAGTTGCGCACACAAGAGAAGTAAGAGGGAGAAAAGGAAAAGGGCAGAAAATCAGCAGATCAGCAAGCGGGATTTATGGCGTGAACAAAGAAAATGTTATTTCTGCGGAGGAGAATGTGTGCAAGGCCAGAAGGTGTGCACGAAACACTATGAAATGCTCAAAGCTATGACAATGCATATGCGTGAAAGCGAAAGGAGCAAGATCGCAAGAGAACGGCTGAAAAAAGTATACTTTGCGGGAAGGCAACAATAGAATTGTGAAAGGAGAAATCACTATGGAACACAAGTGTAAGTTCTGCGGAAGAAAGATAGGAACCGCACATTATATCCACAAGAAGGATTGTACGTGCGGGATTTGTACAAAGTACTGTATGAGCGAATGTCAACTCTCAAAGAATGGCTTGTTGAGCTGGCATAAAGAGCCGTGCGTATCTTGTGAGAGAAATCCATATCGTAAGAACTATAAATGGAACGGAAAGGAATGGACAAAAGATGATTGATATTGACGGCTTCAAGGAATATCTTTACGAAGAGGAGCTTGCGCCGAACACAATAGCAACATATGTCAAAGGCGTAGAAAAATATGCTGAAAGGTTCGACACCATAACGAAGCCGAACTTAATCGAATTCAAACGCTATCTGGTCGAGAATTACAAGCCGCAAACTGTAAATCTCCGAATAACTGCCCTACTCACTTACTGCAAGTATAAAGGAATAGAAATGAAGTTGAAACAGGTTAAGTTAGCTAAGAAAACAAGCATTGACAATGTCATTTCACTTGGCCAATACAACCGACTGATAGATGGACTTAAAAGAGACAATAATATGCGGTGGTATATTACTATCGTTGTCTTAGCAAGAACAGGAATGAGGATATCGGAAGCTTTAAAAATACGCAAGAGCGATATTATCAATGGGAAAGTGACCTTAAATGCTAAGGCTCATATGAGAACAATATTTTTTCCAAAAACGCTAACAGATGAGATACTTCCCTATCTTAGCAATGTTTCTGATGATGATTTCGTTCTGCAGAATCACAATGGTCAGCCTATAACATCACGAGGGGTCTCTGGTGAACTCAGACGTTTTGCAGACAAGTACGGCATCCCGAAAGAAGTAATGCACCCACATTCGTTTCGGCATTTCTTTGCTATCGAATTTGTTAAAAGAAACAATAATATTTCGCTGCTTGCTGACCTACTAGGACACGGAAGCGTTAACATCACGCAGATATATCTACGTCAGTCAGAAGAACAACAGAAAACAGCTGTTGATAATACTGTCAATTGGTGACAAAGGGTGAGAACAATGAGATGTGGTGATAAGAGAATGAGATCAGAATACATATTTCCACTTCTGCTGATTTTGCTGGACGTGGGAGCGGCTATCATATACGCTTTGCAAAAGGACTACAAGAAATCCGTCTATTGGATAGCGGCGGCGGTGCTGAATATTACAGTAACTTTTTAGGGGGCGAGCTAATGACTGGAGGTAAGGAACAGATAATGCAAGCTAGGCGTTTCATAACCGGGGGAAAAGACGTTAATGCTGCCGTCTGTTGCTCTTGTGGTGTCAAGGCGGGCACAACTGAAATGAAGAGAGCGATTAAGACCACATTCACAGACTTCCCACAGCTAATTCTTACGCCTAGCACCATGATATGTGCAGAGTGTGAGAGAGCTTATAACGACAAGAACCTACGTTTCAAACCTATATATTCAAACAAGCGTGGTGAATATAGAATTATTGAACGCACAGAGGTTCTTGATCTCATATGCAATCCACAGGAAGAATGGGTACTGTCAGTCCCCTATTCGTTCAAAAAGCACCATTGGCTATATGCGGGTCTGTCGAATAGACACATAGCATATATAGGCACTGACGATAGAACAATCATTATTGAGTATGACAAGATTAACATAGCAGAGCTTGTCAATTCCATCAAGGATTGCATCGCATACGGTGTACCGAGGAAAGAACTTAAAGCAGGCATGTATTCAGTGTTCACTCTCGTCAAGTTTCCTTTTCTGAATTCATGTGAAGAGCTTTTTGAACAAGCCCGCCCCAGTGGGCTAATAGATCTGATAGTGCAGTATACTCCTGCCGTGAAGACTAAGAAAACATACGAAAGAAAAGAGGAAAACACAATGCTTACAAGTGCAGAAAACAATGCAGTAACGCTGTTAGGCTGTATAGCCAAGTCATCAAAGTACCGTGTAGAGAACGGCTTGCAATTCTGGGACGGCTTCTTTGAACGCCGTGTAAATCGTTTCAAGTCGCTTGGTACTCACGAGTTCGTTAGCAAGCTGTCAGAAGCAGTTGGATCAATTAACAACGGCGGTTATGCCGAAATGGTAAGAGATATGTCAGAAGATGACCTGAATGATATGATGACAGTCATTCGTTCAAAGACACATCTGATAGTCGCTATAGTCTACGCAGAAAAGGACAGGGATTAATATGAATTTGAAAATAATCGCAAAATCGCCCATAGCGCATGGTGCTTTCACTGAGGGCATAGGAAACGGAAACATTGCTGAATTTCGCAGAATACCGGTCATGTTCAATGGTAATAAGATAGACGTTCCTACAATTAGTGGCAACGCTGTAAGGGGTGTTATCCGTAGGGAACTGGTAAGAGAATTTTTTGCTAAAAACGCCAACGTTCTTGATGTTCTCGACAAGAAAAAGAAAGACAAGCTATATGCTATCCTCGGAAATGGTGGAGCATTGGGTTCTAACCTCAGTGCAACAGTAGACCCCAACGCTATCCGAGAAATACGCAAGCAGCTGCCTATTCTTTCATTGCTCGGAAGTAGCTGTTACAAATATATGATCAATGGCATGTGCAATATCGGTTTCTTCAAGCTCGATTGCTCTGAGCTTGAAACGGGGGATACTCGTTTGAATGACTTGCTTGCAGAGATCAGTGAAACTCGCCACGTTGATAAGAACATCATAAACGCAGAAGAAACGGGCATTAAGCCTATGCCATATGTGACAGAGGTCGTTATCGAGGGGTCAACGTTCTCAGGGTCGATGTCTTTCGCACCAATGGCCACGGACGTTGAGAGGTCGTGCCTCGCACATGGAATCAGTCTTCTTAACCACATAGGTGGAAAGAGTGGACGTGGATATGGTCAGATAGCCGTTGAAACGGACGAGCCACTAAATGACGCACTATATAATGAAAACGTCTGCAATGTAGATATTGATTTCATTTCAAGTTTCATAGGTGATATATCATGATCTATGAGATAAGACTGAATATATCTGTGCCAGTAATTGCAACGGAAGATATTCACCTTGACGGTATTTTCTACGCCGTCAGCCCGGCAGCGCATAACAAAAATATTCACCTGACACGTCTTACACACTCGTGTGACGTGCCAGACCTGCCTATCCCAATCGATTGTCTATATAAGGACGGCTGTTATATATACTGCTGTTCTACTGCAGAATTTATCAACGGACAGAGAATAACCGACACTATGACTAAGAGAAAAGACGGCATTGACTATATGTATTATCATAGTCAGAAAACGCCGAAGAAAGGCATTGACAAAGACTGGCTGATAAAGCTATATGGAGTATGCTGTGAACAGGTGCGTTTCCTAGTTTCTTCGTCCAACTATAATGCTTTGGCACGATATGTTCGCAGAATTCATTCAATTGGAGGGCTCAGAAAACAGGGATACGGTGAAGTGGTTGGTTATGACATAGTTCCACGTTCAGACTTAACGCATATAGACTGTGTCATAGAGAATGGACGAGCTATCCGTAATATCCCGCAGAAAATGTTGACAAGGTCATGTTCAGCTAGTGTGCGGATAAGACCGCCGTACTGGTTGCTTGATGGCAAGCTGCCGTGTGCGACAGTTGGAGAACCTGCGGAGCTGAGAGAAGACGTTGCACTGCACGAATTCAAGAGGTGACATATGAGATTATCAGATATAAGGTTCATTCAACCTGCCGAAAGTGATACACACATGAGAGAATTCAGGCTAACCGACTGTGTGAAACTTGTCGGTACTAGGGCGTTCAAGAATAAGGTATTTGAAGCACTTAATGTTATAGAGTATTTTTTTAAGATCACCGAAAGACCTGCCGTATCTTTCGGTGGTGGAAAAGATGGGACGGCAGTTCTGATATTGGCGCAGATGATAGACCCGAACGTGCTGATATTGACAGCGGACCCACCTAATCCTTTGCCCGACCGAGCAAATCACATACTCACTTGCGAGAAAGAATTCGGCAGCAATATAATTCATGTTCCATATACGTGGGACGTAGATAGCGTGTTGAATCACAAAGAAAAATATCCAGCAGGTTTCAAGCAGAAAAGATTGAGAGAAGAGCAGACATTCAGAGGCATAGACGGAATTATATGGGGTTGTAGAAATTCTGAGAGTCGGGCAAGGGCGATCAATTTTCATCGAAATGGTTATGTATATCAGTGTGCAGATGGGACATGGAGATGCCAGCCTATAGCTACATGGACCGCAGAGGACGCCTTTGCATTGGCCTTGGCGACAGGATATCCTATTAATCCAGTCTACGAAAAAATGGAAGGCATTTTCAATCTTGACAGACTTCACGACGGCACATGGTGGCCACATGGAGATGATGAAAAAAGTAGCTGGCTAAAGCGATACTATCCTGACTATGTGGACAGCTATATGAAAGCTGTCATGCTTGGTGACGGAAAATATCTTGAAACATGGTGAAATACAAGCTGATGAAAAAGAAAAAAATATATTCAGCAAGGCGGTGAAAAAATGAAAAATTCAAACACACCAACAGAACATATAGAGCAGGCATTGCTTTTCAAGTGGGCAACGTTCAGCTCAGGCAAGTATCCCGAACTGGAGTATATGTTCGCTATACCGAACGGCGGCTATCGCCACTATAGAACTGCCGCAGATCTTAAGTCTGAGGGCGTAAAGTCAGGTGTGCCTGACATAATGCTTCCGGTGGCACGTGGCGGTTACTACGGTCTTTTTATAGAAATGAAACGCACATCAGGTGGACGAGTATCGGAATCTCAACAGAAGTTTCTGAAAACGCTTAATGACAACGGCTATCTTGCAGTTGTCTGCAAAGGATTTGAGCAGGCGCAGGAAGCAATCTTGAAGTACCTTAATAAAGGAGTGAGAAAATGAAAATATCTAAGCTGAAAAAAATATGCAGTAAAGCGGCTAAGACCATATCCTACTTCTATAATGAAAATGATAATTCATTATGGATCGGCTCAGGCAGTGCAATATATCCGCTTTACGGCATGCCGAACATGAATACCAGTGAGCAGTTACTCACGCTTTTTGACATTAATGAAAGTGACCGTGAGAATTGGAGATGTAAGCAGCTGCCGCCTGCTATTGAGAGCAGCATTGTTATGAACATCGCTTCATGCACAACAGGCAAGATGATAGATCGTCGTTCAACATTCGTTGCCATGCTAAGCGAATATCAGATATTCTCAGGCACAGAAAAAGTGCATATATGCCCGAAAGCATTCCTTGAAGTAATAGATGATTATGAAATTCTTACATACTATTCCATTGATGATATGATAATCGTCAAAGCAGGCTTGCTCACGCTCGGTGTATTGTGTGAAACCCATGGCGTTGTAACACAAGAACTTCTTAATGACATTAATTCCATGCACGATATGTTACAAGAAGTATTCAACAGGGAGTGCGAAGAAAAAGGCAAGAGCAGAAATTATGAGCAATTGGCAATGACAGAGTGAAGCCCTATATATTATATATAGTATAGAACAAGTGTTCAGCCCGTGTGTAAGCACGGGTATGAGGGCTTGTAATGGGTCTTAATAACTCGGACAGTGGGAGGAAATGACAATGAGCCTTATGAGATACAGAGAGCAAAAGTATATTTATGGAAACTATATGGAAGTGAATATGTATCCTGTCTATGCCTGCCCACGTTCTTCTAGTCGAAAGAAGAAAAGAAAGCCGACAAGCAAGGTGCAGGAGAGATTGAATCAGATCAATGCTGAAAGAGCTCTGGCAAGACTTATCCCTGCAAACTTCACTGACAAAGACTATAAGTTCGAGCTGACCTATGCACCGCAGAATAATCCTGCTGACCTTGAGCGTGCCAAGAAAGACTTTGCTAACTTTGTCAAACGTGTGAATAGAGCAAGAGTCAAGAGAAGCTTACCGAGAATGAAGTATATTTATTCCATTGAGCAGGGCTCAAAGTCTGGACGTATCCACTTTCATGTTATCATGACAGGTGGTCTGACTATCAACGAGATAGCATCCATATGGGGCAAGGGCTATGTTGACAAGGTCCTGCCATTGATGTTTGACCAGACAGGCTGTGCAGGAATTGCAAAGTATTTCTGCAAGCAGAAGATTTCAGAACATAACAACGGCAAGCACGCTAAGCGTTATGTTGCGTCAACTAGTTGCATTAAACCGCAACCGCAGAATAACGATTATCGTTTAACGAAACGTGCGGTGCAGAGCATGGCATATAACTGTGATAACTCGGCGCTGTTCGAGAATATGTATCAAGATTATTACTATGCTGATTGCCGTCCATTCTGGAACGAGGATAACGGCACGTTCTACATATCGCTATTCATGTACCGCCGAACGGCGAAGCTGAACATATAGGGGGTGAGATGATGAGTCTTAAGGGAGCTGAGCTCAGCGTGATATGTGATGATTGCCATAAGGCATTCATAGTCTGCGTTCGCAAAAAGAGATTTCAAAGCATAGAGGGGGACGTATGGTGCTATAACTGCCCTCACTGTGGTAAGTTATACGTTGCATATATCGACGATAGCCTGACACGTCATGCCCATGCGCTTCAAAAAAACGGTGTTGTGTTGAAAGATATCCTGACGAAAATATCGAGAGAATTATCGGCAAGGCAGGGAAAGGAGAACGATTAATGGACTCATACAGGCAGGGATATATCAAAGCATTAATCGACGTGAAGAACTATGTCGATAGCCATTCGTGCGTGATGAAGCAATGGAAGATTTATAATTCGAAGAAATTACCTATGCTTCTGCAAGCATTCATTGACAATGCTGATGAAATGATTGCAATGGGTGATATGATAGAGTTGACATTGACGTTTGATCAGAAAAGCATTAAGAAATCCAAGGAGAATTATCATGACTAAGAAGCGATTGCTGTCATATCGACAGCTTAAGGCTGAGCTGAAGTGGGTAAGCACAGATAGTGACGATTATCGCAGACTCAAAGCAGAGATAGCAGAGATTGAAGCATATGTGTCTAGCATTGATGATGCATTCATCAGGATTATTTTTCGACTTCGCTACCTTGTCCCACGCAAGGACGGAGCTTGGCAGCCGCCGTCATGGGCGTGGATAGCCAGACAAGCCAATGCTTCAGAGGACTACTGCAAAGGCAGGCATTGCAAGTTTTGCAAAAAAAACACGCTGTAACACGCACGAACACACTCTGCATGCTATGATGATAATGCGGGGTTGTTGTTATAGTTTTTCCATAGTTTTATGCCGGTGCAAGGGCCACGTTGTATGACGTGGTCCTTGTGCTATATATGCGAGGTGATAACGTGTATAGTACGAGTCAGATCAGAGAGCTAATCAAGGACGGACGAGTTGACAAGTTCTACAACGACCGCTACTGGAGAAAGTTCAGTAAGAGCGTTATCGCAGAGCAACACTATGAGTGCCAGATATGCAAGTGCAAAGGCAAGGTGACGAGAGCAAATATTCTTCATCACGTCAAGCATCTTAAGCAATTTCCGCAGCTTGCATACAGTCGGTATTACTATGACGATAATGGCGAACGGCACAGGCAGCTGCTTGCATTGTGTCACGACTGCCACGAAGCACAGCACCCAGAACGGCGTTGGCAAGAACGTGCCGATAAGTTCGTCAATGAGGAGCGGTGGTGAGCGCCTTGCGGCGATACCCCCCGGGGTCAAGGGTCGAAAAATTTTTTCGGCCTTGTACAACGGGAGGCACAAAAGACAAATCCGCCCTCGCACGCACGTGAGAGAATTTTTTCAAAAAAATCAAATGTAAGGAGTTGGCAAAAGTGAAAAAGCCTAGTCTATCAGAGATTGAAAATTCGTTGACAGAACAGCTTGTCCAGATGGGAGCTTCTGTCGATTTCTACAAGTCGCTTGTCGCAGATTATATGTTCTACGAGAAGCAGGAACGAAAAATGCAGGCTGATATTCGTAAGAGAGGACTGACCTATATGGCGGTTTCTGCGGTAGGGAAAGAGTATGAAAAAGACAATCCCTCCGTAAAGCAGGCGTATATGTACAATAAGCAGAAACTTCAAATTTTGAAAGACTTGGGTTTGTCAACTGACAAGGTCAAGAACCTTGACGATGACGAAGAGCTGTAAGGGGCAAGAAGCTCTTGACCTCTCGTATCTTGCAGACTATATCAGCCTAGTCGAGGAGCATAAGTATCCGTATTGTGCTGAGCAGTATCAGCTTATTGACTACGTCAAGCGCATGTTCTTGTCAGAAGATATCTACATCGATGTTGCTCAGGCAGAAAAATATTTCAGCTACGAAAAATATTTTCCGTTCAAGCTTTTTCCATGGGAACGATTCGTGTTCACCCTTCACAACTGCACCTATAAGTCCAATGACTCTTTACGATGGCCTGTACTGTTTCTCTACGTCGGTCGAGGAGCAGGAAAAAACGGCTACTTAGGCTTTGAAGATTTCTGTTTGCTAACACCGACAAATGGCATCAAGCATTACAACATCGATATTTTTGCCACGACAGAAGATCAGGCTAAGACCACGTTCAATGATGTGTACAACGTACTTGAAGACAACCGTGACAAGATGCAGAGATTTTTTTACTGGAACACAGAAAAAATCATAAATCTGAAAACAAAATCCGTCTTGCGATACAGAACATCGAGCCCGAAATCTGCCGACGGTGCAAGACCGGGCAAGGTAGACCATGATGAGGAGCACGCATATGAGAACAGTAAGCTCATAGATGTTGCTGTTGGCGGCCTTGGAAAAAAGCCACGCCCACGCCGCACGATCATAAGCACCGACGGATTCGTCCGTGAAGGTCCACTTGACAAAGATAAGGCCAAAGGGATTAGAATTCTTAACGGTGAAATAGATGATAACGGCATGCTACCATTCATTACAAGAGTAGATAAGCCAGAAGAAGTTGAAATGCCTGATATGTGGTATAAAGCTAACCCGTCACTGCAGTACCTTCCTGATCTTCTCCAAGAGATGAAGACGGAATTTCAAAACTATCTGGACGATAAAATCAGCAATATCAGTTTTGCAGTTAAACGCATGAACTGCCTGCCACAGCAGACAGAGGGCGGTATAACCGCATTTGATAATATCCTGGCAACTAATCAGGATATCACGCCATATTTGTCAAAGCTTCAAGGCAGACAATGCACAGCAGGCTTTGACTATATGAAGACCGATGACTTCCTTTCAGCAGGCTTGCTCTTCGACGTAGACGGAACTGACGTATGGATAACGCACACCTGGGTGTGCAAGGCTTCTGCAGATCTATCAAGAATCAAGGCTCCACTGCAAGAATGGGAAGCGGCGGGGCTACTGTCATTCGTTGACGGTCCAGAGATACCGCCTGAGATACCCGTTATATGGGTGGCTCAGAAAGCGGCGGAGCTGAATGCCAATGTAGCAATGACCGGCATAGATAACTACCGCTATACACTACTTAGGAGGGCGCTTAAAGAGAATCTCTACGCTTCTGACGAAAAAGGCTACGGAAATATCATGCTTGTCCGTCCGTCAAATGAAATGATGATAATGCCTGTAATCACAAGTCAGCTGGTGAATCATAAGCTTGCAGTCGGAGACAATCCCCTTTTCCGCTGGGCTATGAACAATACCAAGGTATGCACTTCGTCCGCAGGCAATATGACATATGGTAAAATAGAGCCGAAGTCCAGAAAGACAGACCCTTTCAAGGCATATGTCGCCGCCAAAGCGGCACAGAATAAAATTGCTGAGCAAATATCAAGTATGCCTATGGGCAAGAGCGTTATGAATGTATTCACATATTAGCAGAGAGGAGGTAACGCAATGGGGCTGAGATCACTGCTATCACGCATAATGAATGCCAAAAGTAATGAAGTGATCAGTATTAAGACAGTTGGATATGACGACGAAGCGAGAATAGCCGTGCAGGCATATGCTATTCAGGTTGTTGTTGAGATCCTTGCGGCACTGGTTTCAAAGTGCGAGATAAAAACCTATCGTGACGGCAAGTCATTCCGTGGCGAAGAATGGTACCTTTTCAACGTTAAGCCGAACGTCAATCAAACAGCAGTGCAATTCAAGAACGAGCTAGTCCGCAAGACCCTTGTGCGTGGCGAGAGCCTTGTTGTCGGCGCTGGAAAGCAGATAATCTGCGCCGACTCTTGGAGTACACAGGAGTATGCGCTATATCCTAACCGCTTCTCTCAGGTAGCACGAGGTTCATTCACGTTTCAGAAAACATTCGATATGGGAGATGTCCTATATCTCACATACTCCAACGGTGGAGTAAGACAAATACTAACGGAAATGCTAGATGAACATAATCGTTTTTTGGAAACGGCTTCAAGCACCTACGTCAAGAGTGGCGGCCAAAAAGGCATACTTGAGATAACGCCACTGGCGCAAGGTCAACCTGATTTTGAGGAGAAATTCGATGTTCTCATGAATAATTATTTCAAAACATATTTTGACGCCAAGAATGCAGTGCTTCCACTGTGGGGCGGAATGAAATATACTTCTCAAACGGCAGGTGAAACCAAGAGAACAGTGTCAGAAGCAACCGACTACATTTCTATGCTAAATGACGCATTGGAAAAAGCGGCGATTGCTTTCAACGTTTCACCGGCTATCGTAAAGGGAAATGTCGAGAACATCAGTGAAGCGTTATCAATGACATTGACATCTGCCGTTGATCCTTTCGCCAAGATGTTATCAGACGAGATAACGGCAAAGCGTTATACCAAAGAGCAAGTCCTGCGTGGGTGCTACGCCAAAGTTTGTACAAATAACCTTAAGCACCTTGATGTGCTTGAAATGGCAAATGCAGTTGACAAGCTTATCGCAAGTGGCTTCTACTCAACGAATGAGTTGAGGGAGAAGACAGGTGAGGAAAGAATTCCAGAAGCCTGGGCCGATAAGCACACAAGAACTAAGAACTACGAGACAATCGAAGGAGGTGGAAACAGCAATGAATAGCATTTTTAATCATTTTGAATTCAAAATGGAAGCGGATAAGCCCAAAGAGCTTAACCTATATTTATATTCACAAGTCCGTGGAGGGCTTGCCATTGATTTGGAAAAGGGAAAAGTTGAGGAGAGCAAGACAGGTGCTAAGTATTTCGCCGCCAAGCTTGATGAGTACAAAGATTGTGAACATATCAACCTGTACATCAATTCTCTTGGAGGTCAGATCAAAGAGGGCGTTGCTATTGGAAATATCCTTAAGCGCCATAAAGCCAAAGTTACTTGCTATGTAGACGGCTGGGCATGCTCTATCGCAAGCGTTATCGCTATGGCAGCAGACGAGATCATCATGTATAGCAACAGTATGATGATGATACATCAGGCGTCCTGCTACTGTGAGGGCAATGCTGACGATATGAGAACGGCGGCGGCTGAGCTTGACAAGATGACTGATACCGCTATCACTACATATGCAGAGCGTTGCAACGGCAAGTGTAGCCGTGAGGAAATAAGCGATATGGTAAATGTGGGTACTTGGCTGACAGCGGCAGAATGTCTTGAGAAAGGCTTCTGCGATAGCATATCAACCGCAGAGCAGCCCGTTGATATGGCTACAATGCTTAGTGATACAAAGCAGTACACTATGTCAAGCGCCCTCGACAGGGAGAATGTAGACAAGCTCATTGAGCTTTATAAGAAGTCCGCCGCACAGCAGGCTTTGCCAGAAAAAAAAACCGAAGAAGAAAAAACAAATGCCGCTATGTCGGCTTTTGAAAAGTTCATGAAAATGGAGGTAAAAAAAGAATGATTAATCTTGACGCAATCAAAGAGCAGAAAGCAGATATCCTTGCTTCACTGTCAACCGCTATCAGAGATAGTGATGACAAGGGCATGGAAGCCGCCCTTGATAAGTATGGCAATCTAATTTCAGATGTCATAATGGAGCAGGTGGAGAGCACCGCTGAGTCTGTCGATAGCCAGATACTCAGCACCAGAGGTGTGAGAATGCTGACCAGTGAAGAAAGAGACTACTATAACGCCGTCATTGAGGCGGGCAAGTCCTCTGACCCCAAGATGGCATTGGCAAACGTTGATAAGACAATGCCAATCACTATAATCGAGTCAGTTCTTGGTGAGATCCCACAGCAGCACCCTCTGCTCAACTTCATCTATTTCCAGGATACCACTGGAATTACGAAGATGTTGTTAAATGACCAGGGCGTTCAGACCGCTAAGTGGGGAGATCTTAACACAGCTATCGACAAGGAAATCTCAGGTGCATTCAAGACCTTTGACGTTGCGCTGAAGAAGCTCACAGCATGGATTCCAGTGTCTAACGATATGCTTGACCTTGGTGCCTCATGGCTGGATAGATATGTCCGTGAGATACTGGCAGAAGCCCTTTGGGTCGGCATGGAAACTGGTGTCGTGTCAGGCGACGGTCTTAACTGTCCTATCGGCATGTGCAAGGACGTATCTAGTAGTGCATCAGTAGTCGGTGGCAAGTATCCTGACCAGAAGACAGTTGCACTCAATGAACTCTCCCCTGAAGCTATTGGTGCTATTGCCGCACAGCTTACCAAGACAGAGGCTGGAAACAACAGGCCGCTTGATAACCTCATCTTTGTGGTCAATCCAAAGACATATCTGACAAAGGTAATGCCTGCGACAACAAATTTCGTTCAGGGAAAATGGGTTAACGATGTTATGCCTATTCCATGCACTATTATCCAGTCATGCGCCGTTCCTGATGACAGAGCTATCTTCGGCCTTGGCAAGCGTTACTTCATGGGTCTTGGTATGGCTAAGGGCGGTAAGCTGGAGTTTGATGACTCATTCAAGTTCCTTGATGACGCAAGGACATATAAGATCAAAACATACGGCAACGGCAAGCCACTCGACAGCAATGCTTTCAGGTATCTGGATATCTCAAAGCTTAAGAGATTTATCCCGACAGTATACACTGTCACACCGTCAGAAACATAAGGAGTTGATATAAATGCAGCAGGCATTATTCGAGGAAGTTAAAAATCAGCTGAACATAACTTGGTCAGACGAAGCTACTGACAGAAAGATAAACAGCATTATAGCACGTGCTATAGGAGTACTTAACGGATATGCAGGTCAGGTGCTGGATATCAACGTTGACGAAAATATCAACGGCGACGCCCAGCTTCTGATCGACTGCTGCAGATATATATATAACGATTGCTTCGAGGACTTTGAAAAAAATTATCACTCTCAGCTCTTCGCTCTGAGAGCAAGATGTCAGATTGAGGAGATGTCAGGAGGAAGCGTATGATAAGTAAGCGGCAGACGTTCAATGACGGCATATGCACTATTGCAACTATCATCAATGCCAGTGGTTTGAAAATCAAGCAAGCAGGCATAAGATATGACAATCGTACCGTCGGCTCAGAGCGTTTCTATAAAGCCGCTGAGTATCAGCACCGCTGTGATAAGGTGATAAGAATACCACTTATCGCCGAGCCGCAGGCGACTGACATTGTGATAATGAACGGCGACCAGTACAACGTCATTCAAGTTCAGATGATAAAGGACGCTAAGCCGCAGGCTTGGCAGTTATCAATAGAAAGGCGGAAAAAGAGGTTAGAAATCCATGTCAATGAGTCCTGATGAGATGGCTGAGGCTTTACGGCACGCATTTCAGCAAGAAAGTCAACGTGTTAATGAAGCCGCCAAAAGAGCCGTTAAGAAGACCGCAAAGGAAACCCGCAAGGTCGTCCAAGAACACTTCACGTTCAATAACCGCTCCGGCAAGTATGCCAAGGCGCTTACAGTTAGCACCGAGTACGAGGACTCTTTCGACATTCGGCAGATAGTGAATTTCAAGAAGAATAAGCAGTATCTTCTCACACACCTGCTGGAGTATGGCCATGCTATGAAACGTGGTGGCAGAACGCTTCCGTTTAAGGCGAAAGCTTATCCGCACATGATTTACGGACAAGAGTATGCCGAAGAGAAATTACCGGAAAACATCAGAAAGGAGATTGAGAAGTCGAAATGACATTGACAGAGCTTATATCACTTTCAGGCATTCCTGCGGACAGGATTGCTAAGATAGATTTTCCAGTGGAAACGGAATTGCCGTTCGCAACATGGATAAACAAGACACCTCAGACGATATCTGCAGACGGAAGAACTGTCGCAGTTATCCCACGGATTGCAGTTGAAATATACTGCGAGCCGGAAGATGAAGAAACACATATCCTATTTGAGAACGCCCTTATGGATAAGGGCATATGTTTCTCAGTCGCCGCAGGCTATCTGGGGCAGGATCAGCAAATGGATATGTGGGTATACGAATTCGATCGCAAGGAGGAATATTAATGAAAGGAACAGTGAAAGCCGTTGCCCATGCACTGATTACAGAGTCTACAGATGTCAGTGGTGCGACAACTATCACATATGGAGAACTTAAGTATCATAAGACAAAGCTTTCGGGCACCCGTCAGGTAAGCCTTGACCCGAAGTCATCAAGCAATGAGGTATGGGCTGACGGCGTAGTAGCATTCGCAGGTCAGACTAATCAGGGTTACGAGGGAACTATCACCACACTTGACCTGTGTGATGATCTTGAGAAAGACTGGTACGGAAATGTCATCGAAGAGAAAAACGGCACACTGGTCGAAGTAGCAAGAGCAGGAGAAGCGCCAAAGTTCGGCTTGATCGTACAGTATGAGTCAACATCAGAAGCCGAGGGATACACCGAGGTTTTCCCTTACTGCTATACTACAGATCGCACGAAATTCTCAGTTAAGACAGAGGAAGGCAGCGGTATGGACTATGAGTATACAGAGCATAAGATTGCCTGCAAGCCGTCACCGGCTGAGGCTACTGTCAACAACAAGAAAGGACACATTGCACGTTTCCGTATAAAGGGTAACACAGTACTCACAAAGTTTCCTGAGTACACCTACACCCCGGGTGAATGACAATGAGCAATACAATAGTCCTGACTATAGACAGCAGGCAGATAGGCTTCAAGGCTACAGCAGGCCTTTTCTATCGATACAAGGAAGCATTCGGCACGGAGTACCTTGAGGACGTTGTCAAGGTACATCAGTTCGGTAAGGGCGCCTTTGTTCAACAGGTCGAATACCGCACCCTATGGGTGCTTGCCAAGACTTATGATGATAGCATACCGCCTATTCAGACGTGGCTTGACAGCTTCGCCTATGGTGCATTTCCTGTTGATGATATCTATAATCAGGTTATGCCTATACTGCAGGCAAACATGAAAGTTGACAGAAAAAATCCATAAGCGGCAGTAAAAGCGGAGATGATCGGCCTCTCAAATCGGAGGAGGTCATCTCCCTTGTTATAAACAGGGGTCTTACTGTCGCTGATTTAGACCGCATGACGTATGGTATGGTAGTGAACTATGCCTGCGCCTATGACCGACAGCGATTAATCGCCGCCGGCAAAAAGGTCATTGACCCCGAAATAAAATACGAAGAATTGAAATCAAACCTGCCTGTTGTGGAAGAACGATATAAGCAGGGAAAAATCAGCAAAGAACGATATGAAAAGTATATTGCGAAAATAAAGGCATGGGAGGGTGAGTAATGGCTAAGTCATCATCAGATGAGAAAATCAAAGGTATGTACGTCAAAATCGGCGGTGATACGTCTGAGTATACTGCCGCCATGAAAGGGCTTAATGCCGATATCAATTCGACTACAAAAAATCTGAACAGCGTCAATAAGCTCTTAAAGCTTGACCCGACTAACGTTGAATACACCGCTCAGAAGCAGAAGCTTTTGAGCGAAGCTATCGAAGCAACAAAAACAAAGCTGGATGTTCTTATCAGAAACGAGAAAGATATCAACGAGCAGTATAAGAAAGGCGAATTGCCCGTTGAATCGTATCTTAAATATCAAGAAGAGCTTGAAAAGACAAGAAAGAAACTGAATACCCTACGAGATCAGACCAAGACTGCAGATGATAGCACGAAGAAAATGGGCAATGAAGCCAAAGAAACTTCTGACAAAGTAAAAGAACTTGGCACCAAGGCTAAGGAGACATCTGATAAAGCGAAAGATCTTGGTGATAAAACTAAGGACTTAGGCGACAAGACCAAGGACTTGGGGGAAAAAGTCGATAAAACAGGCAGTGTCTTCAAGGACGTTTTCTCCGCCAATCTTGCCGTTGAGGGACTGAAAGCTATAGCTAATGCCGCCAAGGAAGCGTCGGAAAGTTGTGCACAAGTCGGCATTGACTTCTCCAGCTCAATGTCCAACGTTGCGGCTACAATGGGCATGACCGCAGAGCAGGTCAGTTCAGGTGCTGAAGACTATCAGAAGCTAGAGAACGCCGCTCGTGAGTGTGGTGAGACTACAAAGTATACCGCTTCGGAGTCCGCTGACGCTCTTAATTACTTGGCTCTTGCAGGATATGACGTAAATAAGGCGGTTGAAACACTGCCGAAAGTTCTTAATCTTGCCACTGCCTCAGGCATGGACCTTGCGTCCTGCACTGACATGGTAACGGATACTATGTCAGCACTACAGTTGCAGACGAGTGACCTTGACGGCTATATGGACATGATGGCAAAAACAGCCCAAAAATCTAACACCACAGTTGCTATGCTTGGTGAGGGCATTCTCCAGTGTGCCGGTACGGTCAAGTCTACAGGGCAGGACGTTGATACAATGTGCACCTCTCTTGGAATACTTGCTAATAACGGTATCAAGGGTGCAGAGGGCGGCACACATCTCAGAAATATGCTTTTGTCGTTAACATCACCGACAGACGTTGCTTCCACCAAGCTGAAAGAGCTGGGCGTAAGCGTGGCTGACAGTGAGGGAAATATCAGAGATATCAACGATATTTTCGGAGACCTTAACGCCAAGCTTTCCAAGCTCTCAGATGACCAGAAGACAAAGGCTTTAAGTGATATCTTCAATAAGACTGATCTATCTTCCGTCAACGCCATGCTTCAAGGCATGAGTGGGTCTTTCGATGACCTGAAAGCTCAGGTAGATAACGCCGACGGAGCGTGTCAGACAATGGCTGACACCATGAATAACAATCTTAAGGGCAAACTGGCTATAATGGACTCTTCCCTTGAATCCCTTGGCATAACTATTTTCGATAAATTCAGCGCCCCACTCGAAGACGCCGCTGAAAAAGGTTCAGAGCTTTTCAGCGAGCTTACCAAGGATATCAAAGATGGAGACCTCAGTGACGAATTCGGCGATATGGGCAATGCCCTTGGAGATTTAGTCGAAACAGGCGCCAAGTTTGCCAAAGGCTCTTTGCCAATCCTCATTGACGGCATAAAGTTCTTCTGTGAACACTCTAACCTTGTTATTGGCGGACTGACGGGCATTGCAACAGCTATGCTGACACAAAAAGCCGTTACAACAGTATCTGCCGCCGTCACAGGTTTCAAAGAATTATCCTCAGCCGTGAAGTCAGCCAAGACCGCAACTGAAATGTTCAATGCAGTCAATGCGGCTACGCCATGGGGTGCAATTGCAACCCTAGCAGGCATTGCAGTTGGTGGTATAGTCGCTTATGCTACGTCAGCAGACGACGCCGCTGACTCAACAAAAGTCCTCAATGACGAAGAGCAGGCGTTAGTCGACAGCACGAATGAACTGACAGACTCCATGAAGAAAGCCGCAGATCAGAGAGAAGAAGCCAAGACAGATATAGAAGCCGAGTATAGCAGTTATAAAAGTCTTGCAGATAGGATCTTTGAGCTTTCTGACGCTGAGAGTCTATCCAATGATGAGAAGTCAGAAATGAAAGCCCTTGTGGACCAACTGAACAGCGCAATGCCTGACCTTAATCTTCAGATTGACGATCAGACAGGCAAGCTTCTTAACAATAAAGACGCCGTCTATGAGTACATAGAAGCGAAAAAAGAACAGCTTCTTGTCGAAGCCGCTCAGAAAGATATGGTCGCTATATCAGAAGACCTTTATAAAGCTGAGAAAAATCAGAAAGAACTTGAAGAAGAAATAGCCGAAAAGAAAAAAGAAATGATCCCTATTCAAGAGAAGATGAATAAGCTCAACGCAGATTGGGCGAACGTTGCTGATGAAAGTCAGTACTGGGATCTACAGGAGCAGTATGACAAGCTTGACAAGTCAGTAAACGAGCTTCAGAAGTCATATAAGTCCGCAGGCGGAGAGATTGAGAAGCTGAATGCAGACTATGCTGACGCCTCCAAGTACGTTTCTGAGCATTCTTCTGCTCTCGAAGACAATTCAAAGGCCGTAGAGGACAACGCAAAGAAGGTCGATACGATCTATAACCGCACTGTCATGTATAAAGACGGCTTACACAAGGTATCACAAGAAACTGTTGACGCAATAGTTGAGATGAATAAGAGCTATGACGAAGCCGTCCAGAAACGAACGGAAGAATTGCAAAACAATCTTAACCTCTTCGACGAATTCAACGGCGGTGCTGAGATATCCGCAGAACAACTTATGCAGAATTTGGAATCTAATCTTGACGGCATGGCAAGCTGGTCTGATGATATCAAGACGCTTGCAGACAGAGGCGTGAATAAAGGTCTTATTAAGACCTTGCGGGAAGCAGGTCCGCAATCTGCAAGCAAGATAAAGGCGCTACTGTCTATGTCACAGCCTCAGTTGAAAAAGTACAGTGATATGTGGGAAGGGTGCATGAGCGACTGCAAGAAGATAGCAACATCAGAGTTCGACGAGCTCAGGCAACAGTATGATAAGACCATAGAGACGCTTCAAAAGCGTGACCAAATAAGCCAGATATCAGACGTATGGAAACAAACAGGTGCGGCAATGATGGTAGGTATGCAGCAAGGCATACTGTCTGCACAGCAGTCTGTCATTGATACCGCAACAAGTGGAGCGAACGCAGTGCTTGCGGCGGTCAAGGGGGTATATGATATACACTCCCCTTCAAAGGCATTTGAGAATATATCGAAAATGAATGCGCAGGGTGAGATCAAAGGCTGGAAGTCATCAGAGGACGATATCATCAAAGCCTATACCAATACTGGTGACAAGATACTGTCAGAGAATATGCGCAATACATACAGCGATACAAATAGGGTCGCAAGGTCGGTATATAATGGATCATATGCCCACAGTATCACGCAGAAAGCATCAACAAGCGCCACAGAAAACACTCAGGCCGTCCCAACAACAGTCAGACAAATGCCCGAGACTATTCATAACGTGATAGTATTCCCGAATGGGAAAGTGATTGCAGAGGAAACAGTTCCATTTATAGATGTAATGCTTGGTGAAAGAGCTGCGAGAAAGAAAAGAGGTAGTGCAGTATGACACGACAAATCAGATTTAATGGCAAAAAGTCGTATGAGGATTTTAAAATCAGAATAATCAGTGCAACAGTTGCAGAGCCGAAGAAGCGTGAGATCAAAGTGACTGTACCTTATCGCAACGGCAGTATTGACCTGTCTGACTATGACGGCAATTTTTATTTTGACGACACCGAAGTATCATACAAGATGTTCGTATCTGATACAGAACCTGTCACACTGCTCCGCAGGATTGAGAAGATCAAGAGCTGGTTATGTGAAGCTCCACAGCAGAATATTTATGACAACTATTCCGAGAACTATCATTTTGTCGGCAAGTGTAGAACTGTTGAGACCAGCCTTGGTGAAGATGACATAACAGCTACTCTCGAGGTCACTTTCGATGTAGCACCATATAAGGTCTCTGACGACTTTGCAGACACAGCGTGGGACACTTTTTCATTCGAGGATGATTGCCTCAATCAGATGCCTCTCTCCTGCATAGCACACACAGACGGCTATCATTCCCAGCCGGGGGTACTATACTTCTATTCTTATGCCGAAGATGACATAGTTCCGAGCTTAAGATACCACAAAAATGCTAACGATAAGGACAAACGAGGATTGACAATGCTTGATCTCAACGGTCATACCCTCACAGAAAACCTATACAAAGAAACTGAATCAACGTTTAGAATGCAAAATTTCGTCGTCAAACCCGGCACAAATGTCTTAGCTCTATACGGATCTGGTTCACTTGAAATCGAACTGGTGGAGGAAATACTATGTTAGTTACACTCGATGATGCAAAGACGCTTCACGAAACTGGTTCTGTCAGAACCAACAAGCTGACAGGAACCATTACCAAAGAAATAAACGCTATTGACATTTTTACGTTCAACATATATCCCGACAACAGCTACTACTCCGATTTAAAGGAACTGACATCGTTGATAAAGGTTTACGACAAGGAAAATCTGATATTCGATGGCAGAGTACTGACGATATCACCATACATGACTGATAGTGGCGAGATTGGCAAACAGGTTGTCTGCGAGGGCGGTTTGTGTTTTCTGAAAGATAGTGTACCAATTATCAAACAGTTAAAGTGCACAATAAGAACATACATAGCCACACTACTTTCAGCACACAATAAATCTGTTGAAAGCTACAAGCAGATACATATTGGCAATATTAACTGTTCACAAGTGCAGCATACATTTAATCCAGGATATGAAGACACGTTCTCAGAATTGACAAAAAACCTGATTTCCGGTGAAGATATCAGAGGTGAAATGAGGGTGCGCATCGGCAAAGGAGGCATTAGATTTTTCGACTTCATAGCAAACGAATTTTCAGAGTTTAGCAATAAAACGATACAACTAGGAAGGAATATGCGATCTATCACGCAGGCGATAGACCCAAGTGAGATCATCACAAGGCTGTATCCGTTAGGTGCTGTCATCAACGATGATACGGGCGAACGTGTGACGCTTTCGGGCGTAACGAAGTATATTGACAACGACCAGCTGATAAAGCGGTACGGAGTACACGCTGGAACTATGATATTCGACAATATCACCACTCCAGGCGCATTGTCTGGAGCCGGCAGAGTATGTGCCGGAGCACTAAAAGCAGCAAAAGTTCAGTATGAGGTATCGGCTATTGACATTGATAAGAAGCTAGACGGCTTTGCAATTGGCTGCAATTATCGTGTAGTCAATAGCTACCTTGGCATCGACGAGGTATTGAGGTGCATCGGCACCAGTATCGACATCAATGACAGATCACAGAATGTGCTGACATTTGGCGACAAGATTGACACGATTAGTGGAATGTCAGCAAGAAAATAGGAGAAATGATTATGGCAAAAGCAATTGATATAAGTTTAGAGGTCACACAGGTGGCAACAGCATATACAGGTCGAGACGTCCGACAGGCTATTGTCGACGCATTGAACGCCACACAGAACGCAATCAATGAAATGAATATGCCAGCAGGATCTCAGACCCTTATCGTACCGTCAGAGACGGCACTGGCCACAACGACTTTGAATCTGCCGTTCACACCGACTCAGAACACGCAGGTCATCTGTAGTCTGCGGGAGGTGTCGGCACCAAAAGCGAGAAGGCTGTGTGTAGAAACATTTTTCACAAACAACAATTTGATAGTAGCGCTGACGAACGCAGAAAGTGCAAGTGCTACCGTTCCACAGGGTGAATATATTATTGACTGGATCGTAACAAAGCCATAGAAAGGAGGAATATCAATGCACATAAAAATCAACGAAGACTACAATGTAGTCGTGAACACAGCCCTGCTGGGCTACGTCGGTGAAACAAATGCCCGTCCTGTGTCGGTCGAGGGCATGGAGGTAGACGGTGCAGACCGCTATGTGCTGACTATCGACTACGGCGACGGCACTGTCTATGAGGTCGATATCACAGGTGGACAGTGGACACCTACCGCAGATATCTTACGGTCAGCGCAGACAGTCAGCTGTCAGATATGTGCAAAAAAGCTGTCAGGTGATGAATATGTGCTGGTGAAGAAATCACGCATATTCCGCCTGAGAATAGGTACAGCTATCGGTGATACGGCTATCCCGTCACCTGACGTGGCTATGGACGCACTTGACCGCATAGACGCCATAGGCAGGCAGGCACACGCAGATAGGCAGACAGCACAATCAGCTGCAGAAACAGCGACAACAGCGGCTGAGAACGCAAAGAAATCTGCCACAGCCGCAGGATTGTCAGCTGACGCCGCAGAACAGGCGGCAAGTCGTGCTGAGACCGCAAAGGCATCTGCTGAAACGTCCGCAACGCAGGCAGAAACCGCCATGCAGGGTGCAGATACTGCACGTCAGCAGGCGGTCGCTGCACAGAATAACGCTAAAATATCCGCAGCCCAAGCGTCAGTGTCAGCACAGCAAACCGAAGCCGACAAGAACATAACGGCAGGCTACGCTAAAACCGCAAAGACCTGCGCTGACAACACTGCGGCAGACAGACAGGCGGTGCAGACGTTGGCAGAACAGGTGACAGCCGACAAAACTACAGTGGCAGACAACGCCGCTAAGGTTGCAGAGGACAGAACTGCCGCTGAAACTGCTGCACAGACAGCGCAGGCGGTGGCTGACAGTTTGCCTGAGGACTACACAACAGCGGTCGGGAAAATCGCTGAAAACACGGCTGAAATAGCTAATGTGAAGCTGACCGACAAGGAATTGCAAAGACGTGTAAATGCGTTATATGATATAGGTCAGGGTATCACACATAAATTTGAAACGGATACAGATACGGCATATCAGAAAACTGTGCCTACAGGTGGGAAGCTGATGTCAGTGAAAAATATTGGTGGTAGGTCTATCGTGTTTAATCAGATGATACCTGACAGCATAATCCATGTCACAGTAACGATCGACGAAGATATTGCCGAAGAAAAATGGCTGAAACAAATTGTTACCGATACATCACCTATCGCACAGGCAATCGGTCATAAAGTGGTAGGAAAATGTATCAGGGATATAAACAATCCTAGTTCCTATGTGACGGTACGTTTTGGAAATAACAATGTAAATGTGTCCAATGGTAGCGAACGTTACACCACTACAGAAAATGGTATATATACACTATCATCGGGAGTAGGCAACCCACCGCCACTATATTTCCGTGCATTTGCAGGCGCAACCGCAGGCACATACAAATTTACACTGCAATTGTTTGACCTCACCGCCATGTTCGGTGCAGGAAACGAACCCACAAGCGTGGAAGAATTTGAAAAAATGTTCCCTAATGACTACTATCCATATAATGCAGGGGAGATTGTCAGTGCTGGCACGACAGAAATTGTCGAGCAGGGAAAGAATTTGTTTGACCTTGAAAAATGTGTAGAGTTAGGTCTGTATTATGGTTTTGAAATTGACACAAATAAAACACTACAAATAGCCCTGAAAGGCGGAAAAACGTGTCCGACAAATGTGTCGTTTGGAATTGCGTATATTCGTGGCAACACGATGGCAAACTGGCTGGTAACATCACAGGGTGTAGTAGAGACTAAAACAGATTCTAGTAAAATGACCGATTCAACACAAATTATGGTGGTTTGTTATCCAGGCAACAAAGAAACTATGCAATCAATAGCTGACGCATTTGATATAATGCTTGTGGACGGTATATACAAATCAGATACCATGCCAGCCTACGCCCCTTTCCACCGCAACGAGTATCCAATCCCCGAAGCTATCAAGGCACTGCCTGGCTACGGCTGGAGTGCAGGAACGGCTAAGAACTATGTTGATTATGAGAATAAAAAATATGTTCAATGTGTTGGCAGCGTTGATTTAGGAACAGTACAATGGGTTGCAGGCGACGGTGAAAGAGTAAGTTTTCAAACGTCGCAGGTTAAAGGGCAGAAGCTGACAAAGAATTACACCATTTTGCCAAATTTCCTGTGTTCAAAATATTTAACAAAAACGCAAAACGAGGTTTGGGGTAAAACCGATGTAACAGGCATATCAGCCGATGCAAACGCTGATGGGTATGTCTATATCAACGATATGTCATATACCGATGTTGATGCCTTTAAGCAGGCAATGTCAGGCGTAATCCTGTATTACGAGCTGGCAGAACCTATAGTAACAGATATATCATCATTAATACCAGATGACTTCCTGAGAAATATAGAGGTAGAGGCAGGCGGTTCAGTGACATTCAAAAGCAGCAACGACAGCTATCGCATACCAGTTCCAAGCGAGGAAGAGTATATCGTGAAGCTGAGTGAAGTAGGAGGTACAACATGACAGATTTACAGAGAAAAATGGCTGAAAAGCTAGGACTATCCACCGAAGATTTTCAGCCGAAGAAAGCCACAAAGGTGGACGAGCTAGAAGCGCAGGTGCTATATACCGCGCTAATGACCGACACTTTGATTGAGGAGGGTGACGACAATGTATAAAAAGGTCAAACGTTTGTACGATTTAGGTTTGTACACCGCTGAACAGGTCAAGGACTTTGCTGACAGGGGGAAAATAACCCCTGAGCAGTACGAGGAAATCACAGGAGAAAAGTATGAAAGCGAGGTAGTGAAGTGAAATACATAATCATGCTGATGATCGTGATAGGTCTTGCGTTGGCTGATTTTGCCACAGGCTGGATAAAAGCCTATTGCAAAGGCGACGTTCGGTCATCGAAAATGCGCAAGGGCGGTCTGAACAAGTTAGCCGAAATAGTCGTCATGGGTGTGGCTATCGGTTCGGAGATAGGTTTTGAACAGCTAGGTCACTACTATGGACATAGCGAACTGGCAGGCATTGCAGGCACTATAACCGCACTAGCTGTTTTCGGGTATATTTTTGCTATGGAAATAGTTTCCATACTGGAAAACTATGGTGAAATCAATCCGCAAGCCAGTTGGATAAACAAAATCGTGGCAAAATTTGGTGTTTTCAAAGATAAGGAGGACTAAACTATGACATTTGATGAGTTCGTGAAGAAATATAAAGGCAAGGGCATTAATTTCGATAAGTTGTACGGTGTACAGTGTTTTGACCTGGCTAATCAGTACAACAGAGATGTTGTCGGCTGCGGTATGTTCACAGGTATGTATGCGAAACAGATTTACGAAGATTTCGACAAGCAGGCGGTCAAGGGCTATTTTACCAGAATTAAAAACACGCCGTCATTCGTTCCGAAAAAGGGTGATATCGTGGTATGGGGCGGTAGTCTGAACGGCGGTATTGGTCACGTTGCCATAGCCACAGGCGAGGGCAACACAAAATATTTCTACAGCTACGATCAGAACTGGCTGGGCAGGAATGACCCATGCACACGTGTCTATCACAACTATAACCATGTTCTTGGCGTTCTGCGTCCGAAAAATCAGAGCGTTATCAATCCGCCTACACTGGAGACAAAGGGTTATAAGAAAGGTGCGAGCACAGACGGGTCATATGCCCTGAAACAGTTGCTGATCCTTGACGGTGCGAAGCTGGACGATAATGCAATCATCGGCAAGGGCACTGTCAGTGCTATCAATGCAAGGCTGAAAACATGGGGCTATAAGCCGAACGGCATAGCAGGCAAGAAATTCATCAAGAAACTGCGTGAAAAAATCAAAAAATAGTCGAATAAAATTCGCATAAAATTCGCATAAATTTAGCCGTCAGAGCGCTTTGCCCTGGCGGCTTTTTTTATTGCGGTACACAGTTATTGCAGCACCTTGTGAATCGTGCTGATATCATTATCATCACGCTCAGCGTTGACGAAGATTGTATTCAGCCACTTCACCTGATAGCCGTTGTTGGTATGGTAGCCGTGAAAGTGCGCACGCCTGATGTGCGGTGCTTTCGGTGCGCTGTGACCTTGTGGGCTATGCTGATAACTAGCACTGCTTTCAGCCTGCCTATGCTTGCGCACGGCAATGCCAATGCGGTATCCTACATTGGCTATGGCTGATTTCTGTGGCTGTGCAGACGGCTTCTGTGGACGTTGTGTGGCGGTTTTCTTCTGCACCTGGCGTTTCGTGACTGGTGCGATTTCTGCGTTTACAGCCGATAAATAGACGATGAACTGCAATTTTTCGGCTATGTCGCATATCATTGCCTTAGTGCCTGCCTTGTCTTTTTTGGCATAGCTGCCTAGAATTTTATATATCAGGTCTTCAACTGATATATCATACTGCAATTCTATAGCGATTGATTCCGAATAGTAGTCTTTTTTGGAATCGTCAAAAAAATATTCTGTCATTGTCATTCGGTCGCCCTGCAAGTCGAAAAAGAACCCCACACTATTTTTGTATTTTCGCTGAACGTAAAAACAGTTGCATGGCAATTGTTTGAAAACGTCTGCACTGATTTTCAAATCTGCTGTGCCTTGACCGCTGAGCAAATCTGCAAAATCATCATCAAATAGATACACTTGCCGTCCACTATAGTACCAGTTTGTCATATTTTTTATAGCACCCAGCTTGTCTAAAAAATCATCTGACATTATCGTTTGTTCGGTCAACTTGGCGGCTTCGTCTAGGGTTTTCTTACCGAATTTGATATAGTCACGCATCAGCTGACCGCTGACATAATCCACTATATCGGTATCGGTTGCGATATGCCCTATGGCTTTTATGGTTTCTGCATTGGCTGCAACTACTTTGTCTGGCAGCAATTCGTATTTTTGTTTTGCCATGTCATTTTACCCTGATGTTTATGCGGTCAACACTTACGTTCATTGCCTCAATGCCATGTTTTTTCAACTCTCGCTCAATCGTAACCGAATTTTTCGGGGTGGTAAGTCTTATCTGTCTGCAAACGTAGTGTTTCTCACACTTTTCACCATAGTTCTTACCCTTGACAACTTCAAATTCGTCCGAGATATCATCATCGGTCAGCTCTAGTTTTTCAATCAGCGCCTTCCAATCTTCGGGGCTGATAGGGTCTAGGACTTTGACCTCCACGCCGTCACGTGGCGCCATTTTATATATCCAGTATGCCTTCTTGTCGAACTCTGCTGCGCTTCGTGGGATATTTGCGTTGCCACGTGGTATCAAATGTTTGGATATATCATCAACATTTGAAAAATCAATCATGCTCAGCTGATACGTTCTGTTTTTGATTTTTACAAGCAAATAATTTCCTTCAGGGGCATACAGCCCGTCAACTATCAGTCGCTTTTCGCCGTTGATCTCCTCAAACTCGAAACTATCAGCTTCCAGCAAATCTTCGGGCTTGCAGTCCAGTGCCGTGCATAGACGTCCCAGCGTGCTTGCCTGGATAAAGTTTATATCCTGCGCACCGCTCTCCAGGCGGCAAATATAGCTTCTGACAGAACCTATTCTCTTTGCCAGCTCATCTTGTGTCATGCCTCTTTTTTCTCTCATGTTTTTCAAATTACTCATGTTATCAGTTCCTTTCAAATTTTATTTTGCTTTCCAGCCGACGCCCCTTTTTTTGTGGGGCGTTTCGTATCAATTTTCAGATACTCGTCAGGGCTGTTTTTATGCGATATGTTCAGCGCACATTCTTTCGGCAATTGCCTTTACGTTCTGCATGGTTGCTGGCTCACTCTCAAGATTTATGCGTGCGATGTTTTCATCGTCATAGGCGATGTACGAAAATCTGTCTGAAAATTCGTCGCACCATACATAACCTTTTGACATATCAACCATCAAAGCACCATATGATGAACGATAATATCCACCGCTGTTTGCTCTCTTGTAAGTTCCTACTGCTTTCTTAACGCCTGTGATTTTCATGATTTTGTACCTCCGAAAATTAATTTTTGATTTCAGGTCTCATCTCTTGCCTGTGATTATAGTATACCATGTTATCTAGCAAATGTCAAGTAGTTAGATAACAAAAATATAGATAACATTGAACTTTGTAGGATTGCACAAATATAGGCTTGCTTTTTGTGCATATTTTCAGAGCAAAATTTCAGTGTGTGCAAATTTCGTGTCATATAATTATCATTTCGGCTGATTTTTTCTATCGTTGAAAAAAGTATAAAAATTTGAAAAGTATCGTGGGAAAAATATGTTGCGGTCTCCCGCAACCATATTGGTGATACCAAATGGATACTCACCTTAAAAAGCCCGTGTTTACGGGCTTTTTTGATATTTAGAAAACAAAAAATTTTAATGTAAAACCGTGGATGCTTTTCACCAGTTTTCACGAAAAAAAGGGAGTCGAACCCTACACAACAAAAAATATCGAACATAACGGCAGACTTTGAGTATATTTTGCTCTAAGCCTGCCGATTTTTTATGAAAAAACATTCACAAAGTTTAGAAGGCTGTTTTGTCAAATATCACGAAATGTGATAAACGACAAAGCGGTCTTTTTTTATTTCAAAGGAGGCTTGATAACAAATATACTATAAAAAGGGAATCTAAAACGACTGGAGGTGATCAAGTAAAAAATGAACAGCAGTCAGACCGAGGACATGACCGAAGAACCCGATATGGGAATGACGATGTGAGGTGTTATATGATTTACAACGAAAAGAAGGTAGAAATGCTCAGGCAGAGATATCCCGAAGGAACTCGGATATGCCTTGACAGTATGGATAACGATCCCCGTCCGATTCCACCAGGTACTAAAGGCATAGTTCAATTTGTGGACGATGCGGGTACTCTGCACTGTAAATTTGATAACGGAAGAACGCTTGGGGTTATCCCCGATGTGGATAAGTTCCATAAAATCGCTCAGGAACAGAGTCAGATTGATAAGCAAACAGAGGAAAATATTGAGTGCGAGGAAATTACAGAAACGGAAGATCTTGAAGAAAACGAAGAAATGAATATGTCAATGTAACGGTTAAGTTTTGAAAAAGACTTAGCCGTTTTTTTATTACAAAAAGGAAAGGAACGGTGATAAATGATAAAATATTTCGAAGCGTTTGCAGGAATAGGAGCGTTCCGTTCGGCTTTTGAAAAAGTAGGCGGGTTTGAGTGCGTCGGATGGTGTGAAATTGACAGATTCGCACAGAAAGCCTACAGAACGCTGTATGACACAAAGGGGGAAATTTTTTATGAGGACATCACAAAAATCGATTACGGAAATATGCCGGATTTTGATCTGCTCGTTGGAGGCCCGTGCTGCCAATCGTTCAGTGTCGCGGGGCGCAGACTCGCTTTTGAGGACGATAGAGGAAACCTGTTTTTTAACTATATCCAAATCCTTGAAGCCAAGCGCCCCCGTTACTTTATCGCTGAAAACGTACCCAACCTGCTTGGTATATCACAGGGGGAATGTTTCAGAATCATCCTTGAAAAGATTTCTGAACTGGGGTATAGTATGTGCTGGCGCGTGCTTAACTCTGCCGGATTCGGAATACCGCAGTCAAGAAGAAGGCTGTTCCTTATCGGATATCTTGGAGACAAATGTCCCTCAGAAATACTGGCTTTCGGAGGAAATGATGAGGAAAATTGCGAAAAAAGAAAACCTGAACAGCTGATAGGCGGCAGTCAGGGTTCGAGAGTTTATTCCACAGACGGCACGGCTGTTACGCAATGCAGCGGTTCGGGCGGCATGGGCGGTAAAACGGGACTTTATTTCATAGACTGCAATCCCGATCCTCAGATGACAGACATTGCAAGATGTGTTACCGCACGTCAGAACAGCGGAGTATCTCATCATAGAGGAGAACATTCCGCTGTTTTTTGTGATTTGAACGAAAATCCGCAGATTACAGAAAATGCCCGATGTCTGCATACAAGAATGGATTTGGGAGTAACAAACGAAACTCACAAAGGCGAACGTTCGGGAGTGCTTGAAGAAGCTCCTAGGGCGATAATCAACCCATTTAAGGAAACTACCCGACAGAACGGTCGCAGAATAAAAGAACCTAATGAACCGATGTTTACGCTCACGGTTACGGACAGACACGGAATAGTACACAAAGGCAGAATCCGCAGGCTTATGCCTGTGGAGTGCTGGAAATTGCAGGGATTTACAAAAGAGCAGTTTGAAAAAGTCGCTGAAGCAGGTATGTCCGACGCACAGCTTTACAAGCAGGCAGGAAATTCAATTACGGTAAATGTGGTTGAAGCTATTGCAAGAAATTTACTGAAATTTGACGAGGAGGAAAACGCAAATGAAGAATATGATAAAAATATTTGAAAATGACGAATTCGGAAAAGTGAGAACAGTCATTAAGGACGGCGAACCGTGGCTTGTAGGAAAAGATGTTGCGGAAATTTTAGGGTATTCCAACACAAGGGACGCTCTTTCACGTCATGTGGATACCGAGGATAAAACCACCGTCGTGATTTCCGACAGTGGTTCAAATTACAAGAGCAAGACCACTATTATCAATGAAAGCGGCTTTTACAGCTTAGTTCTCTCAAGCAAAATGCCGAGAGCCAAAGAGTTCAGGCGTTGGGTGACCGCCGAAGTCCTCCCCACCATCAGACGCACCGGCGGCTACGTTTCCAACGAGGATATGTTCATCAAAAACTATCTCCCCTTTCTCGACGAGCCATACCGTGACCTGTTCCGACTTCAAATGACCATTATCAACAAGCTGAATGAACGTATCCGCCACGATCAGCCGCTGGTGGAGTTTGCGAATCAGGTGTCAAATACCGATAATCTTATCGACATGAACGCAATGGCAAAGCTTGCGAGAGCGGAAAATATCCCCGTCGGCAGAAACAAGCTTTACGGCTGGCTGAAAAGAAAGGGAGTTCTTATGGCGAATAATCTCCCCTATCAGACTTTTATCGATCGCGGATATTTTTCCGTAAAGGAGTCGGTGTTTGAAACTGCGACTATGACCAAGACCTATCAGCAGACGTTTGTGACAGGAAAAGGGCAAAGATTTGTGATCACTCTGCTGAGAAAATATTATGGGAAGGAGGTTTTGCAATAATGGAGATAATAAGTGTTTCTTTACACGATCTGAGAAAAATGAATAACAGCGAGGCTCTTATCCTGCAAGGCTGCGGCGGTGACCTTAAAGAATGGGTTGACGGCATAAACGATATGCTGACCGAAATCGGAATATTGCAGAATGAAAGTCGATTTGAAAAGGCGTATAGCTTTCATAATGAGGATCTTACCTGTTTGCTGTTTCCGTTTGATGACGTTCAGCTTGATATCGGTAAGCTTGCAATGTGGAGATTGCATACACACGAGCAGTTCGGAGGTACATGGCTTTCCGATTATGTTCCGAACAGACTTGGCGGTTTTGTTTCGGAAAAAGAACAAAAACAGAATGAAGATTGCAGTCCTATGGAAGAAACCGAAGATTTAGGAATGGAGATGATGTAATGGTGTATTTATTCACAGGAATGATAATCGGAGGGATTATCGGACTGACGGTCGGCAGCCTTGCTGCGGCTTTTAAGGCAGCTGAAAAAGAGATCGCACGTCTGGACAAGGAGGTAAGTGATGCACACAAACAGAATTAAAGCTAAAGTGGACTTCAAGTTTTGTCTCGGCAGTATTCCTGCAATGCTGAGAGCCACAAAGCCCGTACTTTCGGAAAGGCAGTACAAGGAATTGTGCAACGAGGTCAATAAAGCCAACGGCTATCTTGACCAGAAAAGAATAATTTTCAGCTACGTCGATCCGATCATCAAGGGTTGAAAACAGCGTAAAATCAAATATTTAAGCGTAAAATCTAATATTTAATTAAGTCGTTTTGCCAATGACAGAAAACTTCTGTAATTAGCAAAGCGACTTTCTTTCTGTCATTGGCATACGGCAGAAAGGGAAAACATGAATAGTTTTATGTCATGGGTGGGAGGGAAAAAAGCTCTCAGGGACGACGTGCTTGCTCGCTTTCCTCCTTACTATGAACGATATATCGAGGTTTTCGGAGGTGCAGGCTGGGTTTTATTCCATAAACCGCCCGGTATGGATTTTGAGGTATACAACGATTTTAACGGAAATCTTGCAAATCTTTATCGCTGTGTCAGGGATAACCCGAATAAGCTGAAGTACAAGCTTCGTTATGTCCTCGATTCTCGTGAAGATTTCGACTGGATTGCTAGTCTTCATAAGCGAGGTCTGTTCAGCAGATTTCGTGATGTTGACAGGGCGGCGAAGTTTTATCAGCTTATCCGTTACAGCTACGCAAGTGGACTTGACAGCTTCGGCAGTCAGCCGCATTCAATATGGTCGGATTTCCCGATGATAGACTTGGCAGCAAGGAGATTGCAGAAGGTAGTAGTTGAGAATAAAGACTTTGAAAAACTGATACGGCAGTACGACCGCCCTGTCAGCTTTTTTTATTGCGATCCACCGTACTTTGCAACCGAAAACTACTACAAAGACGTTGGTTTTAAAACCAAGGATCATATTAGGCTCAGGGATTCGCTAATGGATATCAAGGGCAAGTTTCTTGTTTCCTACAATGACTGTCCAGAAATCCGTGAGATATGGGATAAGCCTAATATTCACATTGAGGAGATCAGCAGACTGAATAATCTGGCGCAGAGATACGACGGCGGCTGTCAGTATGCGGAGCTGCTCATATCCAATTACGATACAAGCGAGAGATTACAGGCGGTTCGCCAGCTTTCGCTGTTTGACGATGAAACAGACAATTTGGAGGTATAATTTTATGAGAAAGATTATTTTTGCACAGGTACTCACAACCAACGGAACTACCGTATTTTCGGGGCTTTTTGATGAAAACGAAAATCCCGTAAGCGTGGAAACGGAGTGCGATGATAGCGGAGTGACGCTTACGATATGGCGCAATGCTCCTGAAACAGAACGCCGTGACTGCGGTATCTCGGAGGAAGAAATAGAGCGAACATGTTCAATGTATGATGACTGTAACGAGTGTCCACTGTGGGATTATTGCAATGAAGATGAGGAGGTTTTGTAAATGAAAATACTTGTTATTGAGCCTGAAAAAGCGCCGTATGAAAAGGAAATCGGCGATGATATTCACGATATGCAGGCAATAGTCGGAGGGTGTATCGAACCTATATATTTTGAGCCGAAAGAAACTGCGATTGCTTGGTGCAACGATGAATTCCTGCTTAATGGTTCACAGCCTAATCGTATTGTGGGAAATGTTCTTGTACATGGAACTTTCTTTGTTTCAGGAAATTATATGAACGAATACGGCGAATGGGACAGCTGTTCACTTACCGATGATCAGATCAAGAAATATTCCGAAATGTTTGAAACTCCCATTATCGTATTGGAGCAAATGCAGGCTACGGAAATTGAGGTAGAAAATACTCCCGATGAGGAAATGGCGGACGGACCAGCGGATAAACCTGAGCCTGAGATAGCAATGTAGTACAAAGATTGGCTTTTTAATTTATTGAATAGGTAGAAAAACCAAAAATCACTGGATTTTGCGGCGGTTATATGCTATCGTTAAAGAAACAAATTTATCGGGGTGATACCATGAAAAAAGCAATAACGATCTTAGCTGTATGCAGTCTGCTGCTCACGGCTTGCGGACAGATAGACGATACAGAATCCAAAGTGGGAACTACTACAGCAATTGCTTCCGAAAGCACGGCTGGCGAAGATACTGCGGAAACTTCATCGGCAAAAGAAGAAAAGAATACAAGCGAAGCCACGACTACTACGAGAAAGAATTCGCAAACGGTATCCTCTTCCTCAAAGCCGACGGGTACCACAGTAACTACGACCCAAAAATTCAGTTCATTAAATGCGAACGGCAATTCGAATCAGAGACAAAACAATGCTGTTCAGAATAACAACGGTCAGGTAAATTATCAGCCTGAACAGAATAATCAGCAGCCCGATAACAATCAGAGCAATAACGGTGCGCAACAGAATAACCAATCGTCTGACAATAAGCCTCAGAATAACAACCCTTCTCCTCCGGTTACAACGGCAAAGCCTGCGGTGACAAATCCGCCGACTACGACTACACCAAAGCCGCAGACTGAACCGCCTGCACCGGAGCCTACTGAGGAAGAAAGGTATATGGGTATTGGCAGAAACTTATTGCATGATGGTTCTGACTACAGCAAGGCAGAAGCGGTATACAACTGGATGACTGAAAACGGTTCGGGTACTTGCGTGAATTATTCATACAAGACATACCTAATCTGTCAAGGTATAGGGCTTGATTGCTATGCTTGCTGGACTGACTCAGGAATATACGGACACGTTGCCAATATAGTGAAAGTTGACGGAATATGGTATGTTCTTGATACTCAGGCAGGCGCTTTTCTTGACTACAACTATGGTTTTACAGAGGTTGTTGATATTGATGAAAACCATATTGCGGATGGAAGAATGATAAGCGATTATAGCTATGAAGAATTACACGAATAAAACGAAATACTAATAAACAGAGAGCCGAAGAAATTTCGGCTCTTTTTCTTTGCAAAAATGAAAAGGAGAAATGCAATATATGTTTAAAACAAAATCAAAAATATTGAGAAAACTCAGCGCAGGGTTAATGGCAGGACTCTGCGCTTTTTCTATGCTCGGTTCATCTGTGAGCGGAGCGATAACAGCAAATGCCGCAAGTACTTCGACCGAAAACTCTGCGTTTCCGTCTTCCGATACGGTGATCGCAAAGGCGGCGACGCTTCTCGGTTCTCCGTATACATTTGGGCATAAGGGATACTGGTACGCATACAATCAGGGTCAGTATACTCCGCTGTCGGTACGGACGATAAACAATCTCGGTATCGACTGTTCGGGACTTGTGTATTATACGCTGACACAGCTTGGATACAAAACATCGGGTTTTTCATGGAATAATCCTGTTCCCGTTGATACCGATCACTGGCTGTCGGTAAACGACAACTGCACTATCAGCTACGGCGGTAAAACTTCTAAGATCGATGTTGAAAAGAAAAACATCAAGACCACAGACCGTCCATACTGGGAGTGTTCCGACGGTTCGACGATTACTCCCGGTTCGGTAGTGGTGGCTCAGAATCCATATGGCGAAGATCATGCGTGGATTTACATGGGTGAATTCAATTCAAGAAACGAGGTAGTAAGCTATCTTAAGTCTATCGGCGTTTCAGAAAGTCTTATCAATTCCAAAACAGTCGGTGACGGAAAAGGTGCAGGCGGCAGGCATTGGAGAATCGAGGCTAACGGCTCTGAGGGAGTTGTTATCAATAACAAGACCGACGGTAAAACTGCGACTGTCATGAATATGTCGGCGTTCAGGATCACATCCAAAGATGTGAAATTTACTATTACAAAAGTCTATAAAGCTGATAATACCGTAAAGATCAATGGTATCAGTCCTATTGACGGTTCACAGGCTATTTACGGCGTATACACTGATAAAGCTTGCAAAAACAAAGCAGGAGAAATCAAAATCGATAAAAACGGAAGCGGCTCGATTGAACTTCCGAATAAGCAGTATTATGTTAAAGAAATCAAAGCACCTACAGGCTACAGCCTATCAACTGAAGTATTTGCACTTAATGCAAATGAAAACGTAAATGTTACCGAGGATTATCTTAAAGGAAACATCATAATCAATAAAACTGCCGAGGATGGTATAATCGGTCAGCGTGAATTTAGAGTAACATGGACTCAGAACGGAAAATCTCACTCCAAGACGGCAAAGACAAATTCAAGCGGAATTGCGGAGTTTAAAGGTCTTAACGTATACGATCTTACAAGTAAAAAAGCAATTTCATATACCATATCCGAAATCAACGTAGATACGAGATATGAAACTCCCAAGGCGAAGAATGTCAAGCTTACCGACGGCGACGTTGATCTGACTGTCAATGTAAAGTTCAACAACGAACTCAAAACAGGTTCTATTAAGATCAACAAGCAGTCTGAGGATAATCAGAACGGAGGCAGAGAATTTACTGTCACAGGTAACGGCAAGACTTACAGCATAAAAACCGGTTCTGACGGTGTTGCAATTCTTTCCGATATCCCCGTATACGACAGTAACAATCAGAAAATTGTTTACACGATTTCTGAAAAAAACGTTCCCATAAAGTATGTTGTTCCTGCCAGTCAGACGGTTACTTTGACAGCTGATGAAACTACCTCTGTAACGTTTGAAAATGTGCTTAAAAAATTCACTTTGGAAGTTACAAAAAAAGACTCGGAAAAGGCTGAAAAACAAGGCGATGCAAGCCTTGCGGGAGCGGTTTACGGCGTGTTTAAAGACAGTGTTTTGATAGACGAATACACCACAGATGAAAACGGATATTTCAAGACAAAAGAGTATGTCTGCGGAAACTACACGGTTCAGGAAATTTCACCAAGCGAGGGCTATCTGCTTGACAAAACTGTGTACTCGGTTGGTGCAGAAGCTGAGAATTATTCCATTGAGCATAACCCCATTTCTATGACAGTGACCGAGGACGTGATCAAGGGGAATATTGCTATCATCAAGCATTCCGATGACGGCTCAACGCAGATCGAAACTCCCGAAGTCGGTGCAGAGTTTGAGGTTTATCTCAAGTCATCAGACTCTTATGAAGCTGCAAAAGACAGCGAAAAAGACTATCTCGTATGCGATGAAAACGGCTATGCTGCGACAAAAAAGCTCCCCTACGGAATCTATGTCGTTCATCAGACCAAGGGCTGGGAAAGCACCGAATATATGGAGGATTTTGAGGTTGTAATCAGCGAAAACGAAAAAGAATATTTCTATTTGCTCAATGACGCAGTGAAAAAATCCTTTGTTAAAATCGTGAAAAAGGACGCTGAAACAGGCAATGTAATTCCCGTTTCAGGAATCGGCTTCAAGGTTTGGGATTGTGCAAATTCCGAATATGTTTCGCAGAAAATTTACTATCCGTCTGAGATGATTCTTGATGAATTTTATACAGACGAAAGCGGCTCTCTTATGCTCCCGAACGAGCTTGCTTACGGCGATTACGAGCTTCACGAAGTGCAGTCGGCGGAGGGTTATGTGCTTGATAAAAATCCTGTTCCATTTACAATTGACGGTTCAGTGGAAACCGTAGTTGTGGAGAAAACAAATACCGCACAGAAGGGCAGAATTTCTGTTCAGAAAACAGGTGATATTTTTACAACGGTCGCTACAGCATCATCTGCTTACACGGACGAAAACTGCGAAACTATTGTAAATCCGACAACTTACACTCCCGTTTTTGCAAGCGGAAATCTGTCCGGTGCAGTATTTCAGATTATCGCAGTAGAAGATATTGTGACGCTTGACGGCACGATCAGAGCAAATGCCGGCGATGTTGTAGCTGAGATCACGACCGATGAAAACGGATATGCAGAAACAGACCTTTTGTATCTTGGCAAGTATGAAGTCAGAGAAATTACTGCCCCTGACGGCTATGCTCTTAACGCAGAATCTCAGTTTGTTGAACTGACCTATGCAGGACAGGAAATTGCTGTTCGTGATACCGTAAATACGTCATTTGTCAACGATTATCAGGGTGTAGAAATTTCACTTTCTAAGGTCATGGAAAAGGACGAGTTATTTAACATCGGTAACTCCGATGAATATACCCGAGTTCGTTTCGGACTGTTCGCAGCCGAGAATATTACCGCCGCTGACGGCTCGGTAATTCCTGCTGACGGACTGATTTCTGAAATAAGTCTTGCTGAAAATATGTCCGCAAAGTTTGATACTGCTCTGCCTTTCGGCAAGTATTACGTTCAGGAAATTGCAACCGATGAGCATTATGTTCTGAACGGTAAAAAGTACCTTGTAAACTTCGAGTATATGGGACAGGAAGTAACTACTGTTACTGTTGATTGCGGCGAGTTTAAGAATGCTTTAAAACGTGGAAAAATCAGCGGTAAAAAGGTTGATGAAAACGAGAAATCTCTTGAAAATGCTTTGTTCGGACTGTTTGCTGTTGATACTGCTGAGTTTACTGCTGACAACGCATATATGACCGCTGTTTCCGATGAAAACGGACACTTTGAATTTGACAAGATCCCATACGGCGAGTATATCGTCAGGGAAATCGAAGCTCCCACAGGATATATTCTCAGCGATGAAAGCTACCCTGTGACAATTTCTGAGGACGGCGAAGTCATAGAAATTAAAGCTGTGAATAAATCTACAAAAGTCAGAATTTCCAAGCAGGATATTACTACAGGTGAGGAGCTCCCCGGCGCAACGCTTCAGATTATTGACGAGGACGGAAATGTTGCCACGGAATGGGTATCAACAGACGAGGCTCACTTTATCGAGGGCAAGCTGATTGCAGGCAAGGAGTACACGCTCCGTGAAACGATCGCTCCCGACGGTTATGAGATAGCAAATGAGATAAAGTTTACTGTGAATGCTGACGGAACTGTGACCGAGGTCGTTATGTACGATGAGCATACGCCTGATCTTGAAACTCCTCCTACAG